TCCAGACTTGCCAAATGCAGATCTGAGGAGTAGGCTGGTGCTACACCAACTGAACAGCGGGAGCGGACATGAGCGACAACCTGATCACCGAGCAATTCATCGTCATGGAGCGCAGCGTCACCGGACAGGAGAGCACCTACCGGGTCGAGGACCTGAAGACCGGACTCCACAGCGACAACCTCACCCGCGAGAAGGCGCACGAGTACGCAGCCCTCCTCAACGGCTAACACCAAGACCCGGCCCCTACGGGGGTCGGGTTTTCTCGTATCTGGAGGTTACCCGCTCTTTTGCGCAAGACCCGACCGGCAACGGTCGGGCTGCTGGCGTGTCCAAGTTAAGCCATTCGGAGTATTCCCAGTTCTGGAGATCCGTGTATAGTTGTGGTATGACGAACTCGCAGAACGCCAAGGTTGCCAACACCCGCAACGGCTGGGCCATCGCGCTCATCACCAGCACCTACCGCGACGGCTCGGACTGCTACGAGATCGCTCGGGTCTCCCCCGCGAACCAGACCGTGACGATCCACCGTACGGGCGACTACCACAAGGCCCGCCAGCTGGCCAACCGCGAGTGGGCGGCCGACAAGGCCTAAAACCCTTCCCGCACACAGGCCCCCGAAAGGGGGCTTTTTCATGTCTCCAAGTTGCCCCATTCGGAGTATTGCCAAACTCCAGACCAACCAGTAGACTGGCGTTACAACTTCACAGAGCGACACCAAGTAGGGCCGCGAGGAGTACCCGAGTACATCGGGGCAACGGAACGCCTGAACAGCCCGCACCCGCGAGGGTGGCAGAGGCAAGGGTCGATCGAGTCGCGGGGATGAAACCCGCGAACGCTCGGCTCGCGTCATCCCGCCTGGTCCTCGCTCTGTGAAGTTGCCTTTCAGCTCCACTCGCGCATCATCGCGCGCTCTTCGCCGAACAAGTCTTCCCCAGTACGGGAGCCGTTGTCGGCCTTCTCGGCTTTCTGCGCCTCTGGCGGCCCTGTATGGGCCTCTCCCGAGATTACCTCCGCATCGAGCACTTCTTCCCCCTCGGCAGCCTCGAGAGCCGCACGGGCCCTCCTAGGCCCCGTTACGAGACGCTCGAGCACGACCTGGAACGGCTTGTCGGCCGAAACCTGCACGATCTCTGGAGTCTTGCCGCGCAACCGCTCGAAAACGTAGGTCGCGGCCTTGAGCCGTTGCGCGTCCTCGCCATTCTCCATAACGTCCAGCATCGTGTCGACCGCATCGAGCAGGCCGGCCTTGAGCGTCTCGTCAGTGCGCTCGTACAGCTCGGTCGCGAGCCGGTCGTACAGCGCCCTCAGCTTCATGTTGTTCGGGAACTGCCGAACGAGCTTGCGCACTTCGCGCGGCAGCGACGTGAGCGACTTCCGCGACAGCTCGGCGACGAGGTCTTCTTCCTCGCGAAGAGCCCGAATCTCCCATTTCGTGCGCTCGGCGAGTTCCGGGTCTTCCTCGATCTCGTCGTCGTCCGCGCGTTGGCGAATTAGCGCGCGTCGCTCCTCAGGCGTCATCGTCGGGGTAAAGCCCCACGACGCGTCGATATCCGCGTCTGTGGGTTGCTCGGGCTCCGGAGTCGAGTAGTAGTCGTCTCGCGTCTTCGTGGCCTGCGCCCTCAGTTCCCGAAAGCGTTCAGGCGTCAGCTTCCTTCGTGGGTCGTCCAAAGGCAGCGCGTCCCACTCAGCTTCCTCATCCCTCTCGAATGTAGTGCTCATAGCTCGCCACTGCTCCCGGATCTTCGCTCTCCTGGTCAACTCGAAGCATCGCCCGATGCGCCTCGCGGTTACTGGGAACGGCTCCCAAACTCGTGGGCGCCTGAATTCCCCGTCCCCAACTAAATTCAGTTGGCCCCTCGGGCTCAACATCCCTCAGCTTGTCAGCCATTACTCGCCCTTCTCCAACATCGCTTCCAAAGCATCGGCAATCCGATCTAACGAAGACGATACCCCAGAGATCCTGCTCTCGATCGACTCCAACTTCTCCGCCAACAACGCGATATGTAGATCCAAATAATCCAGCGGATTTTCGCTCACTTTCCCTCCAAATTACACCGAAATCCTACCCTGAAAACTACCGGCTACCGATTGCTAGAAGTTAGAGCTGCGTAGCGTTTCAAAACCCTCTAAACGGAGAGGCTCTCCGGTTACTCTATTAAACTACCTCTCCCCCTTTAAAATCGGTAGTTCGGTAGTTATTATAGTAGAAACCCATCTCTACCAGGCATTTCATTGGCTACCGATCCCTCCTGAAACCAGTAGCTAACTACTCGTCTTCAGGAGCTTTTTCAACTGGTTAATTGCAAACCAACAACCAACCGTGCAGTAAAAATATCAAACCAAGATCGAACTACCCTTTTAACTACCGTTTTCAAGATCGAATAGGCCCTCTACTTAACCCAGGAAAGACCAGTACGAATCTTTACGCTTTTGCCGCCCTTCGATGTAGTCTGAATGCCGTATCCCCGTCCAGTTAGCTCCCGTCCGAACTTGTTAATTGACATCCGGGAGACGTCTACATTCCCCACTTCAGCCCACATCATCCAGCGCTCGAAAAGCTCGTGCGCCAGGACTTTGCCACCAGCGTCGACCCGCGTTACCTCGGTCAAGAACACATCGAGATCGGTCATCTCGCCCAGCATCTTCGCGGTCTCCTGTAGCACCACCTCGGGCGCGGCCATGCCTTCTTCCCGGTACAGCTCCCAGCCCCGTACAGCCCACGCGAGCAGGGCAGAACGCCCCTCCGCGGATGCGAGGGCGACCGACACGGCGAAGTTCTCGCTACCGGCATCTACAACCTCGCGGAACGGCACGCAGACAAGCCGCCGTTCGATCGCTTTGTCCTTGCCGAGGATCTGCGGCATCGCGTTCGTCGCGACCCACGGAGTAAACGCGGGAATCCGCTCGACATAATTCGACGAGTTGAGCAGCCGTGCCCGGATCGGATCTCCGCCAGTGAGCCGCTTGACCTGGTCCGCGTGCAGATACCACTCCGCCGAGGCCTCCGAAGCGGCCAACAGCCTTTTCCCAAGCCCACGAACAAGGTCTGCTCTCGGCCGCTCATCCTGGTTGTCTCTGAACAGCGACAAGTTCATTGTGCCAGCATATTCTCCGAGCGCCCCATTAAACGCGTTGACGAAGGTGGTTTTTCCAGTAGAGGTGGTGCCCTGCATGAAGAACATTTTTCGCTCTGGGTTGGAACCGAACAGGGTGTAGCCCGCGATTTTCTGCACATACCGCGCAACCGAGGCATCGGGCAAGAAACGAGCAAGATACGCATCCCAGGCTTCCAATTTAGCCCCTGGAGCGTAACGGGTTCCAGTGGACAGCGAAATGAGATCTGAACGGGAAGCCGGCCGGAACCGAACCTCCGAAGCCCCTAACTCAAGCGTTCCATTCGGGCAGGCAAGCAGCGCGGGTAAACAATCAAAGGCTTCGGCATCCTGCAGTGCCCGATCTTGCGATGCGGCGATCTTCGCCATATTAACGAGCCCTTTGTGGTCTGAAGAGATCTTCGCGTGCTTAGAAAGCAACCCGATCTTTCCGGCCAGGTCTCCTCCGACATCTGCTGATACTGATGACCCTGATGATACGAGCTTGTCAGTCCACTCATCACACAACTCTCGCTGTCGCTTCCCGACAAGCTGAGACGCCTGCATAGCTCGGTTCCCATTTGGGTCAGGAACCCAAGCCCCTGTATCTGGGGCCCAGAAATACCAAGCCTTATCCCCTGCGACGTAATACGCTGACCCATCTAGGATATCCAACAAATGGTCTGCGTTCCCCGAATCGTCATATGTATATTTATCGGCTGGTTTAGCTTTACCCATTCGAGCACGTTTACGAACCGAACCACTCTCCGGTTCCTCTACTTGGATGCCGAGCTTCTCGCCCCACGACAACGAGTTTTCCGCGCACCCGCACTCGTCCTCAGCAACCGATTCGCCGTCGGCAACCGAAGCCATCATGATACGAACGGCGCCGTCTCGGACCCGGTTGAACTCGAGGATGGCCTGTCTGTCTGAACGTCGCCCCTTGCGTCCGGGGGCCTTTACTTCTTCATAGAAGGAATCTCGCATCAGCCGGATCGCTTTGACGATGCCGGAATGTCCTTCGCTAGCCAAACTAACGACTGAGTAGACTCGGGAGTTCAATGCGTCGTGCGCGCCGCCGGACATCTCGTCGACCGCTGCCTGCGCTTGCTTCCGCATGAGGCGGCACATCTCCCCGGCAGGCCGCTCCTTTACCCACCGGAGGATGTCCGTCCGGGTCGCGGAGACGTCGGACGGGAGAGCGGACCAGATCTTGCCGCCCGAGAGCCCCTCGACCCACGGAGCGGGCATCTTCGCGAGGTCGGAGAGCAGCGGGATCTCGTTGTCGACCGTAATGCCTTCGGGCGTCCCATTCAGGCTCGTGCCAGGAGGATACCACAGGTAGATCTTTTTCGTGTCCGGGTGAACCGAGGGGTATGCGACTGCGTACCTGTGATGATTCTGAATTATCTGGATATCGGCGATCGGTTGGCCCGACCAATGAAGGCCGCCCGGGACCCGGAAGAACCGGATGCCCGAGACGCCGTCCGACCGCGCCGTAAGAGTCCAGGTGTCCGGGAGCGGCCCGAGGTCTGCGAGGAGTTCATCGAACGAGGCGCGGCCGACCTTCTCGCCATAGGCATCTACGTCAATACCAATTACGGTATCGGGCATCCGCAGCGCGATATTGCCGTTAGCCTGATAATCCTTATGCCACTTCATGACCTTTTGCTTGTCTGGCATATCGTACTTGCCAGTGCTGCCAGTGGGCGGTGAACTTTTCCGCCGAGGCGGCAAAGGGAGCGGCACCCAGCCGGCTTCAAAGTATTTTTGGGCAAAGGAATGCCAAGGACGCTTGCTTCGGAGGTTGTCGCCACCACCCGAATTCGAACCGCTTTCCGACGCACTGGGACCAGGCGAATTCGGCGTGCGTCGTACCACGTTTACCTCCTGCTAGACTTCGAATGTCCGGCCCTCCGTACGGACCCCCGCGAGACGCTTAGGCACGTGCTCTAAGTGCACAAAGGACTAAGCGTCTCGCGGTTCTATCTTAGCTCGTTACGGCCGGCAAAATAGGCCCGGAGATAAGCGTCGGAATGGGTGCCGGAATGGGTGCACCAAACTCACCGCCAGGTCCATAAATATATGGCCAACAGGCCTGCCTAAGCCATTGCTTTTCCTTGCATTTGCGGAGCCAGGTTAGGCCGTGTCGATCGGCGTCCCGGGCGTGTTCGAGCCCGCCTTCTCTTTGGTAAAATCCCCAACTCTTCAATCGCTCATCTGTGGCGACGGATTTTGCTTCGGACGGCATCTGGCGAGACGAGGCCCGACTCGATACCCATAGCGCATATTCGAGCTTCGCGGTAATCCGCACGGGCGAGAGAACTTCGCGCGAAGTAACAGTCGTTCTCAAAATGAAATCTTCGATAAGGACATAGCACCCCGGCCAACTGTCGACGATGCCGAGGATCTGGGTTGTCTGCTCGTTTTCGTCTCCAACAATTTGGCCGTGTGACCAATGCAGTACGTTCGGTAGAATTTGGACTCCAGGCACGCAGAGAGCCTCCGGATGCACCGACATCACTGACCAACCCGTAGTCCCACCGGGATCGATCGACACTAACGTCGGGTTATCCAGAGGCTTTACCTCTTCGCCCTTCTTCCTAGCCATTCTCAAACCGAAGCCGGCCCAAAGTTGGCTGGTTCTTTATCCAGCGCGTGATTTCCTGGATCTCCTCGAAGGCATGGGAGAGCAGGTGCTCGAGCAACTTGATCCGCGCCGTTGCCTCCTCGCTTGCCTCGTGGACCTGTTCCTGGCAGCTACCGCAGTACGCCTCGTACATCCCATATGCCCATGGAGCTACCAAATCAGCCCGGTAGCGGTCAACGATTACCCGCGAGCCGTCCGGCCAATCCGCGAGCACTACGGTTTCACCCTCAATCTCGTTCATGGAGCACTACCTCTGCGATTGCCTTCACTGTGGGGCACGGGTATTCGGTGGCCATGAACGGGTCGTCGTAATCGCACCCTTCGCAGTGCGGGGTATTGCCGCCGCTCACCCAGGAGAACTCAGGCGGAGGAGCAAAAGGTTGGTGGATGTCGAGCACTGCGACGAGAGCTTCGACCTTCTCGTCATACTTCCCGGGGATATTAACGAGGAGGTGCTCTCGAATAATATCCCCAAGGTTCTTCTTATCCATCAATTGCCTCCCGGATATCTTTTGCGACGTCTTCCACGTCTAGATGAAGTAGGTTTCCATCGTAAATCGAGTACAGGTTCTCGAGTCGGTTTTTCAGATTCGAATACGCCTGCTCAAGTTCGCCGAGATCTGAAAGAACATCTTCCATTTTGTTTTCAACTTTGGAAAACTTATAAAAAATTTCATCATCCATTGATTCCAGCCGCCTTAGTAATTGCCCGCATGGTTTGACAAGGATATTCGGATTCGCGTCCGCGCACCGTGCATTCCGTACATGTGTCGCGTTGAGAACGCATATGCATGATCATGACCGCCTCGAGCATCTGCCGAGCGGTATCGGGCACCTTCGCAGCCCGCAGCACCTTGTCATATACCCCGGTCATTGTCGGCCTTTACGAACAGGCGAGACCCAGATACCTTCTCCGTTGATAGCGGTCCCGATACGTACGGTTCCAGATTCAATTCGCGTCGTCATCTTCCCAAGAGAAAGCCCAAGCAAAAACAGGTTTCCGGAACTCTGTTCGTTCGGACAGTCGATGCACGAGTCGATCGAGTGCCGCCCGTGCTCGCAACGGTCGAGGTCGCTCTCGTCCCATCGGACGAACGCAGGGCCATACACCTCGTCGTCGGGCTTCGGCATAAAGTTGCAGCTCTTCTCGTGCGGCTTGTGAATCGGGGTGTTGCAGCACCAAGTTCTGAGTGTGCTCATTGTTGCCTCCCCGGGCATCGTTCCTTCATGCGAGCCGTATCCTGCTCGGGCAGCCAGCGTACGTGGCAGCGCTTGCACTCGTACATCGGGTTCCCACGGACCTCGATCGGCTTCGTATTATGTCTCATTCCATGCCGTCCAATACCCAGAGGAGGAGCACCAAGCCGATGCCGCCCGATACCGTGGCGACGAGCAAAACGAGCGCCAAAACCCGAAGGAAGAACAAAAACTTGCTCATGGTAGCAACCCAATAACTATAGCTGTCAGGAATCCACTGGCAAACCCGATCGTTATGCAGAACAACGTCCAGAGCACGAAGGCGATAGTGACGGACTTCTTCGTCCGAGGAGGACCTGACTCCGACTCCATCATCGGGCACTCCATTGACGCCGAGCCCTTTCGGCTCGGGCTTCTCGACTGTTGTTCGGGTGAGAATTCATTTGCACTACTCGACTCCCTCTTCCGTCTTCAATAGCCGACTTGCGAGCGTGGCAGTTGTGATGCATCGGCTGCCAATTTTCCGGGTCGTTGTTCGTGTCGTGGACATTTGCACACGCCAGGACCATGCCTCGACTTTATCTTGCCACGCGGTCCATTGTGCATCGGGCATTTGCAGAACCCTTTCCCGTGCGTCATATCACCTCCTCGCAGCGCCAGGATCAGCGAGCCATTCCCACGGCTGAATGTCCACCCACTCTGAAGAGGGCTCCCCTTTCGCGTGATGTGCGTCAACCCGCTCGCGGATGCTGCATGCCCGGTCAAAATTGGCCTTGAATTCGCACTTTCCAGTCTGGTAGCAGACCGGCCTGAACATGTCAGCGATCTTGTCGGCCATGTAGATGTGCGAAGAGCCGTTCGCGTCCGCTGCAGTTGCCTTTGCCCAGATATCTCCTGGGCCAGCGTCCTGCTCTCCGATGTCCAGGACCGTCTTGCCCCTAATAGCTTCGGCGATACGCGAGAACACCAATCGCCACTCGAACTGCGCTTGAACCGATAGCCGATTACCGGCGTGGTCGAGGAGCGCGCGCAGGTCGGTGCTGTAGTGCAGCCGTGTGAGGACATTGTGCGGCAACAGGCCGCGCGCGTCTTCCGCTGGCATCCCCGCGCCCACTACATCTTCATAGGCGACACGAACTTGCCCGATTGCCTTCTCCCATCGGAAACGTTGCTTGTCAATATCGGATAGGCGATCGAAATTCCCGAGGTCTACGTCTACCTGGATGTCCGAAAGCCCCCGACTGCCTGCCAACGAAGGTGGCATCCCGACTGGCATGTCTTCTTTCACAGCGAACCGCAGGCTCTCCTGCGCGTAGACCGCTGTGCGCTGTCGGACCATCTGATGCGTGAATGCGCGGGTGACCCCTTCGATCAGGAAGTGAAACTTGACGAACTCGAAGGGCGCCTGCAGCTTGGTTTTCTGGACCTGCTCGAAGTACTCGAGCCGCTCGGCGTCGGTGACCGAAGAGAGGTCGCGCACGACTTCGCCCTTGTACATTTTCGCCGCCGCCGCGATAGCCCCAAGCGGATCCGGCGTCATCGAGAGGAGGTAGACCCGAGGCCCCTCCTCGGCCACGATCGGCTCAGCCGTAAACATCGCAGAATCAGCCCACTTGGTGATCGTCTTGTTTTCACGACGAACGCCAGCCGGCAACGGGTCAAAACCTTCGCATTCACAGAACGAATTGTCGCAGGGGAAGGGAGTGATTTTGCCGTGCTCGTTTTCGGTATGGCCGCACACTTTTTTAATAGACCAAACTTTTCTCTGGCACTTAACATCGCTCATGACTTCACGTCCGGGATGAATTGAACTTTGATGATTACAAATCCACCCTGCACACGCATTTGGTATTCACCAGTTGTGATCTGCGGGAGTTCCGGCAACTCAGACAGGGTGAAGCCGCCAGGCCGACCGCTCAGGGGAAACTGCTGCTCCGGGATGTACTCGAGAACCTGTCGAGCTACGTGGTGCTTGTAGCAGCGCCAGATACCGTCATCCCCCTGGACGGTTGCGAACCGACCGCAGGCGATGGTATCGCCAGTGCCGAGCATGTCGATAATCTCCGGGCAGTAGCGGTCTTCGTCGTCATCGGACATTGAATTGCCCCTCCAATTTACTCTCTGGGATAAGCCACTCGAAACCATCTGGAAAAGGGATCGACTGCTTTTTAGGCCAAGACTGCATAGTGCTCAACTGGTACATCATGCATGTTGCATCCGCCTCGTCAACACTCAGAACGAAAACGTAGATGCCCCGCCAGCGGAAAACGTCGCCTGACTTGGGGCTAGGCCTGCTCATCGTCATCCTCCGGACGGACCTGGTAGGTGGAGCGATTGATTTTGTCGACATAAGCCTTATGCTGAGTTTCCTCTACGTGCTGCTTGGCCTTCGCGCGGGTCTGCTTCGGGTCGTAAAACTCCGACCCGACGTCGTACTTCCATTCGCACTTCTCGTCCGCGCAATATGAGATCGGTTGGTATGTGATGTTGTGGTAAATTACCTCGAAAAGCTGTGTCGCCAGTCTAGGCCTAGCCATCCTGCTGCTTCCTCCACTCCCAATATCGTTCGAGCTTGTCCTGATATTTGGCTCCTCCGAAGAACCAGAGAAACACTGCCCGACTCGCCGTTATCCGCTGCAGCGAGGAGGAGTTTGGCGAGTAAGAAATCAACTCCCAGCGCTGTCCGCACTCGTCGCAGCGCAGTACCGTGCCCGAGCCGAGTTCCTCAATATGGATCCACTTCCAGACATCGGTAAAGAGGCAGTGATGCCGGACTGTCCGGTTCGTGATGCGCATGGGTTCTACCCTCCGCTAGAGACCGCCAGTGTACGGCAATGCCTCAAATTTGGCAAGGTCTCGCGCGTCTGGGATCTCTGAGGCCCGATAGAAGATCGTCATGCCGGTCCAGCAGGCCACGCTGTGCTCGCGCTGGGCACCCACGCTATGGTGCCACTCGCCGATCATGAGTATCGCATCACACCCCAGCATCTTGAGGAGGTCCCCGCGCATGTAGCAGGCTGCCGAGTGTTCGGCCCCGCTGTACGCAGGCGGGCAGTCGCCCTCGTGTGCCCAGGGCTCGATGTCGTGCGGCACGATCCCGACATGCCCGAGGCTACCAAGCAGCTCCTCGGCTTGCCGGAACGGATCTTCACCCCGCTTCGCCTTGCCGTGTATCGCACCTGAGATATAAATATTCATGTCATTTTGCTCCTATCCGGGAAACTCGGCCCCTACCCTTGCACGGGCTGCATCTCCGCCTAAGAGAAAACGGGCCTTTTGAACCTTGCCCATTGCAACTCTGGCATCTCTTATCAGGCCAAACCAGCAGGCTGATATACCAAATTCCGATCAGGACCCCAATTCCGACGATTACCCCGGCTGCTTCGGCGGGAATCCCGAGAACTGCTATCAAAGTGATTGATCCGATTATGACGAGGACAGGCCCCATCACCCCTCCTCAGGAAGTGTTACTCCCCACTCGTCCGCGATTGCATCCACAATGTCGCGCATGCACTGCTCATATCCGTCGCGCCACAATTCCATATCTCCGGGAAGATCTTCCCAGGGTTGATCGATAAGCTCGAGCGTCGCTTCGTAACCACCCTTGAGCCGGCTATTCGAGACAACCCTGTTCTGCATGTGCTCGCTCAGCAGGCGGACAAACCGCGAGAGGCTGCCCTGCTCAGTCATCGTCGTCATGGCATTTCGCCAGGGGCTCCGGTAGCCGGCTCGATCCCTCGGTTGGTGAGTCGGACGTAATTAGTCTTTCCAGGTTCTCCTCCAATTCGTCCTCGAACCTCATCCCGTTGCCGAGCTGCTTCCCGATCATTTTTCGCCTCCCAAAGAGATCTCGCGCTGCCGATCGCCGATCCAAGGTCTGCCCAAAAGGCCTGTGCCGCTTCCGGATCCATGCGCACATGGCAGGAAACTCCGTTCTCCTCAAACAACAATGTGACATGCCCCAATGGGTCGTAGTTCGCGAATGCGCTCACAATGTCTTGCCCCCGTGCTTGTAGGGTCGAGCCCAGTTGAACTCCATCTTCTTACGAAACTCTGCCCAAAGGTCGATGTCGTATCGCGAGCACATGTCGAGCAGCCTAATGAAAACATCGGCTGCTTCCACTTTGAAGCCCTCGGGCTTGGTTAGACCCTCCCCCGCGAACCAGGGCTCCAGCTTGTTTTCGCGGTACGCCTCGAGCATCTCGGAGACTTCCGCGTGCAGGAGCGCGACCATGTCTCCGACCGAACGGTCCTCGTCGTACCAACCCTTCTCGCGGTTCAGCTCGCGGACTTCCCGAACCATGCCGTCTAGAATCTGGCCCTGCACTGCTGGATTCATTTGCACCATTATGGATTACTTCCTCTTTTCCTGTTCGATTACGGTCTTAGCGTGTCGGAATGGGCCTGGTACTGGGATGCCGTTTTCTGCGAGCAGGAGAGCCAGAGCAGCGGCTAACGAGGGCCACTGCATAGATAATTGGTAGGCTCGGGCGTCGAAGTGCCGTCGGCTAGGCGCGCCCAACCCCTTCGGCGCCAGTGCGTCCGTCAGAGCTTCGATCCCCTCCATCGCCGTTCGATACCTCCTTCGGCTCGGGCGCCCAGTAGTTCGCTATCGTCTCCGTAACCACCTTTACATAATGTCCGGTATACGCGACATGGTCCTTGGCTGCTAGCTTGGCCGACTTCCTCTGGAAGCGAGTATCCCAAAGGCAATCCTCTTCTTCGCAAGTTCCAAACGGCTCATATCTAGTTTCGATAAACCGAACTTCACTTACTCTGAACTTCATCTTTCCCTTTCTTAAGGGAGCCCGTGCGCTTGAGGGCGTCGATGAGGACTTGAGTCGCTGCGTTGTCCTTCTGGAGCCATTCCCACATCTGGATTTCCGCGACTGTGGCTGGGCGAGTCGCCCTGTCGGTGCCGTCTTCGCTAGACCAGATCAGGCTACCAACACGATGTTCAGGGTCCTTGTCCTTGCGCATGTCGATCCGGAACCCAAGAGCCACCTCGAGCGGGCTACGCTCGCGCTTATTCGTCACGCTGTCGCACTCCAATTCATCGTCGGTCCTGTCTTCATGATCTTGAGCCACTTGTCGAGGCCCATCGGCTGTAGGCGGGCCAGCATTACCCGCGTCGTGTCGCGCTCGATCTTCCAGCACACCGCGCGAACCGCGAAGTCGAACAGCTTGCCCGCGAAACGCTCGCGAAGGGTCGGCTTGCGGTGCCGTCCCGTGCTCCTGGCGGGGCGCTGTGCCGCGTGCTGCCGTAGGACGGACTCTGCCCTCGTCCGGGCACTCTGCAGGCGGGAGAGCGCGTCTCGTCGGGCCGCTGCCGCACGTCGGAGCAGGCGCTCGCGCTTGCCATAAGGCTTTTCGCTATTCATCATCACTCTCTCCTTCGTCAGGTTCATCAGGGTTGATAATAGCCATATTCTTTACCTTGACCGAATTGCCGAAGCCCTTCTTCTTCTCGCCAATTACCAGAAGGACATCAGCGTTCGGTCGGATTCCTTCGAGCCCAGCCTTGAACTTCGGGAACTGGTATCGGTCGAAACGGAGGTAGACCTCTTCCTCGCTGTCGTCATACGCGTGAATAGTGGCCCACTTCTGCAAGTGGCTGTTCTTGATATTGGCCCGAATCTCTTCTTCGCTGGTGCCGAAACGAGCGCGCTGGTCCTCGATCAGGTCCTTGTACTCCACAAGCTTCGCGACTCCGATCCAGACCACGCGGCTGTTGTCGGCCAGATCAACCATCTGTTCACCAGTATGTGTCGGCTTCGGGAATCCCCTCCAGAATCCAAATTGATCTTTCAGGCCGATCCGGTACTCGCGAAGGATCTTGCCGACGAGATCCAGTTCAAACGGATCGTCGCTAGTTGCGAAGTCCTGGATCTTCTCCATCGTCTTGTCGCCAATTCCGCGAACTGCCGTGTAGTCGCTCCAGTCGAGCGAAGCGTTCGGACTCAGCCTCGCAACGTCCGACCGGTACTCGAGCATAGCCGATGCAGTGCGCTCTCCGATACCCGGAACTTGCTCGAATCCGGCCCGGATCGCATTTTTCTCGCGAGCTGGAACCCAGGAACCGGAGCTTTCCTCCGGATCGGGCGGAAGGATCTTCACCCCTCTGCGTTGTGCGTCGCGCAACAGGCGCGGGCCCTTGTCTTTCCACTTGCCGCCATCAACCTTGCGCAACGTCGCGGTGTAGAACTCGAGCGGGTGATGCTGCTTTAGCCACATGTTCCAGAACGCCAACATGCTGTAAGAAACGCTGTGCGCCACGTTGAATGAATACGTTGCGCTGGTAACTAGATATTTCCAGATGCGCATCGCGAGGTCCCGCTTAATGCCATGCAGCTCTAGGGCCCCATCGCAAAACGCGTCTACCATCTTGTTGAAAGATGCCTCGCCAAGTTTCTGGGAGATGATTTTCCGGATGTCCGCGACCTTAGTAACTGGGAACCCACCGATTACGCGAATAATCGCGAGCACCTGCTCTTGGTAGACAATCTGGTATTTGGTGTCCTTGGTCATATCGTCGATGAGGGGATGCAAGTGGTCGACTTCCGCGTGCCCATGCTTAACGTTCACGTACCGCGTCTTCGTGCCCGAGAAGAGCGGCCCCGGCCGAGACAGCGCGTTGATGTCTGCGATCTCCATAAAGTTGTCTGGCTTTACTTCGCGGCAAACGAGCCGAGTCGCTCGTCCTTCGAATTGGAAGATGCCGACGACATCATTGGTCCGAAATCCCTCCATCGTCTTCGGGTCGTCAAGCGGCACCCGGTACAGCTCTTCCAGTTTCATGCCGATTAGGTCGAGCGCGATATTTATCATGCCCATATTCGAGAGCCCGAGGAAATCAGCCTTCAGCATCCCAAGATATTGGGCGTCTTTCTTGTCATATGCCACAACTGAAACGCGATGCTTGTCCTTGCCGATTTCCCGTTCGTAGACCGCGCAGGTGTCGGTAATCGGATCGTTCGAGATAACGATTCCGCACGCGTGCACAGAGAAACCCGACATGTTGCCCTCGAGGCGCAACGCAGCGTGCATCTGGGGATGCTTCTCGAACACCTCCGCAGCTTGCGGGAAGGTGGAGATCGTGTCTTCGAGCGAAGAGTCCAGCCGAGAGTCACCGCCCGAGCGCTCGATAATCAGGTCGAGGGCAGGTTGGACTTCGAACTTCGGGATCCGGTAGACGCGGGCTACGTCGTTAATGCTATTCTTGCCACGGTACTTAACGAAGTTCCCGAGTTGCCCGACATGATCCTTCCCGAACACTCGGCCGGCTTCCGCTACCACCTCGTGCCGCCGATCGTCAGCGAAGTCGAGGTCTACGTCCGGGAGATCTTCACGGGTCGCGTCGACGAATCTCTCAAACATCATCGTCGGGAATTGCATCGGATCGACCTCTGTGATCCGGAGGAGGTAGCAGACGAGCGAGGCGGCGGCACTACCGCGAGCCGGTCCGACCGCGATGCCGTTCCCCTTCGCCCATCGGACGAGATAGGAGAGCGTCAGGAAGTAATCTAGGAAGTCCTTGCCTTCCACAAGGCCCATCTCATATCGCATCCGAGTCACGTACTCGTCGGCCCGCTTGCGCATGTGCTTGTTCTCCGCGAACCGGAAGCTCCAGCCTTCGCGAAGCCAATCCCAAATCAATTCGCTTGTGGAGGCATAACCCCCAGGCAGCGGGAAACGGATCCGCTCATTCTTCGGCAGTACGACCGTGCAACGATCGGCGATCTCGCCCGTCGAGGCGACTGCTTGTTGCGCTTGCTTCCTAGTCAGTCCTGTTGTGACGAGACGATCTAAGATCGCCCGGTCCGAGGTCGGGAAGGTGAGCCGGATATCGTATTCCCAGGTCGCTTCCTGCTCTTCAACCGATCCAGTTCCACGACCAGCCGCGTGCAGGATCTTCTGCATCTCGTTATCGTCTGGGAATGGGTAATGCACATCGGACGTCGCAACGAGTGGCACGCCGGTCCGCCGCGACAACTCGGCGAGAATCGGGTTGAGTGTCCGAGTACGTTGCAGCTCGGGAAATTGCTGAGTCTCCAGGTAGTAAGCGTCACCAAACAGATCTTGAAACTTGCGCACGACTTGCTCGGCCGCATCCAGGTGCCAACGCGATGCTGTCTCCCGCTTCGGCCCGTTCGACTTGCCGCCAAGCAACGTGCAACTCAAGAGCGAGTCCGCGCACCCGGACAGCACCAGCAGACCGTCCGCGTGGTCTCGGAGCATCACTCCGGATGCCGTAGGCCAGTAGTAGAACCCCTCAGCCCAGGTGCGGGAGACGAGCCGATTCAAGTTCTGGTAGCCTGGCTGAGTTTCCGCGAGCACCGTAAGGTGCCATTTCGCCTGGATCTGCTCGGCCGCCGTGTACATCTCGCAACCGAACAGCGGCTTAATGCCGGCTAGGTTCGCCTCTCGTTCTAGCTGAACATGAGAGCTGGTATTGCCATGCTCTGTATGCGCTAGCGCGGACATCCCGAGATCAGCGGCCCGCTCGACATGCTCCTTCGGCATGCCGAACCCATCCTTATATGAATAAGTGGAATGGTGATGGAGACTTACATACTTCACGCGCCAAACCCCTTACTTGCCTCCGGTGAGAGGAACGATCGCACCCGTCAAGAACTCGGGCCCGAGGAGTAGGTCTACCGCGAGCTGTGCCACCTCTTCTGTCGTACAGCGTCGGCCGGACGGCGACATGCTGTTCTCGTACGCGCGGGCTCGCTCGGGCGACCAGCCCCGGATCTTCGGGATAACGTTGTCAACATGCGCCGTCATTGGGGTGCCCTCGACCATGCTGGGGGAGATCCCGTTCACCCGGACGCGGGGCGCGAGTTCGCGGGCGGCACACTTAATGGCGTGCTGCATAGCGGCTTTCGACGAGGCGTACGCGATGCTCCCGCGCATCGCGGTGTGGGCCGAGTCGGAGACGATCGCGAGAACCGACACCCGCTTCTCTTGTCGAGCCACCTCGTTCATGATCTCGATAAACCCGAGCACGTTGATGGCGTAGGTGTTGAACAGATTGGCCATCCCAACGTCACCAAGCATCTCCGGGTAATTGACCCCCGCGCTGTACACGATCGAGTCAGGGAACTCGTGGTCCGCGAACCACTTTCGGATCGAAAGGAAGTCCCGCACATCGAGACGCTCTTCGGTCGGTCTATATGTCTGCTCGCCAATCTGCATCAACCGATCGCCGATCGCCTGTCCGATGCCCGAGTTCCCACCGATAATGAGGGTGTTCATTTGAAAGGCTCCTCAGTCTCCTCGAGCAGGAAAAGCAGGGTGAGTAGGCAATGCCCGATCATGTCCCGTACGACTTCTTCGATCGGCTCGCCAGACAATTTCTTGCCGTCCCAAAGAGCAGACTTCATCTTCCAGAACTTCCGATTCATATCGGCGAACTGCCCCTTCGCACCGAGGTGCACCGCAGCATCGCCATAGTCCTTGTTCTTCTCCAAGAAGAGGTCCGCGACATCCGGCAAAACCTCTTCGAATACCCGAGCTGACTGTAAGGTCGGGAATTCATATTTGATGCTAGCTTTTCGAATGTTCTCGGCTATTTCAGTCCGCTGCTCTTTCATTGGTTCGCTTTCCATTGCTGGATGAGGTTCCAGAAGAAGACTTCTGCCTCTTTGAGGTCGTGGATTCGATATGTGTTGCTGACGTACTGGTTGTACGGCTGGTCTCGCAGGTACGCGGGCAACCCGAGCCCCTGTGCCTGTCCTACCATCGCCATAAGATCGTCGAGAACCGCGACAACCCGTTTGCGATCGACGCGCTTAACGAGTTCGCGATACTTGTTCTCGCCAAACAACACCCCGTCATATTGAATGCCGTGCCGCCGTAGCCAATGCCTTGTGTCGGGGTCGATGTTGTCGAGTCGAAGGTAAGGCCGAGTCGTACAGATCCAGACTTCGGCTCCCGCACGGCGCAAGTTCTTCGTTAGCTCCGCCGCGTGCGGGTAGACGGGCATACTCCGTTTCATTCCACCTTGTCGATATGCCAGTTTGCATGCGCGGTACGTCGCCTTGCCCAAACCGAGGTGCTTGTGGAGAGGGATCCCGGGATTGATATCGAGAGGATCCGGGAGCGCTCGCCCGGTCCAGGCTTCCGCGAAGGTGATAAAGTGCGCGTGATAATTTCCGAGAGTCCCGTCGATGTCGAGAGCGATAACGGGTCGCTTTCCATTAGAAGAGCGCACCTTGCACACCTGTTCCTCTTAGGATCCCCTCGACCTGCTCGAAAGCAGTGTGGGCAAGTACGCCCTTCTTCCATCTTCCATACCTTCCGATTCGAACGATATTCGGTCCACACGTACAGGTTGTGCTGAGAGGCTTCGACACGACAGCGAGTCTTGAGATCGGCGGCTTCTTCCTCGCGGGCCACTCTGCCGTACCATGTCCGAAGATATTTGATGCCCGGTACCAGGATGTATCTTTCGTCCCGTCATACCGAATCATGTTGGGTTCGGTTCGAACAGGACACTCGATCCCGAGATCCTGCGCGTCGCCGATCGCGTAGACGTGCTGCGACGAGAACTCGTGCGCGACATCCCCGCAGACCTTAACGAGAGGGATCGACGAGAATACGTAGTCGTAGTACTTCTCCTTCGCCAAGTCGGCAAAGTCAATGGCAGTGAACCGGAAACTGTCGATCTGGCCCCCGTACCGATCCCAGAGCCAAGCGTATGCCTGCCGAATATCCCACCCGAGGTGGCCGCCCGAAAGTACCTGTGGCGAGACCGGCCCCTTGTAGTCCGCGCCGTAGACCTTCTCGCGGTAGTCGTCCGCTGTGCCACGCAACTCAACCGAGATCTGCACGGGCGGCACGTGCGGGATCTCCGGAATCGCCGCGTGCAGATACTGGGCTCCGTACAATTTCGAGGGTCCAGGATTAGCCGAGATAATCGTTAGTTCGAATCCGTGGAGCGTGGCCGCATGCGCGGCCAACAGCCCAGCCGGCCCGGAACCGAGAATCGCAACTCGCTGCCTCACTCTGCCTCCAGTTCATGACCCCAGGCCCAAAGGCGACCCTGATCTCTAGACTCAGCACCGTCAAACTCTACACAGAACGGACGGAAAGAACTGTTCTTATCGACAACGATAACCGTGCCGGCCTGCTCTGGGATCAGGTCGTGGTACCCAGGCTTGACCCGGACACGGTCGCCTTGCTTCCAGAGCTTCTGCTCTACCTCGCTCATTGCTCTTCCTCTTCCTCCAGGTTGATTACTTCACGCGTGAGCTTATTGTAATGCAGCCATTCTGGCAATTCGCGCTCTCCGCTATGGAGCTGCCGATCGCCCAGGGTTGATGGGCGCAGGAAGTAGCCGCGAGGGTCCGCGTCGGTGAGCTTCGGCCAGAGTAACGGCATGTTCAGGGGTGTATTCGGCCAATACTCTTCGTAGACCTCTGGCATCTTCCGGATCAGATAGGAGCGGTGTGAACGGTGGAAATCGAGATCACCCATCCAGGGCGGCACGTCGAATTCCTTCGGCAGCCCATCCAGGAGTGCATGGATATCGAACGCGATTTTGTCCCGATTGCCACGCTTGTTCTGCCACTCGCTGCACGCGGACATCCCGTAGACCCCAAGAACATATTCGTACCCGCCCCACATATCCATAATGGCGTGGCGAATTTTCGTTTTGGGGCCCAGTAAAAGTTGCAATGCGGCGAGTGCGTCTTGCCGCTGCTTGCTCAACCGATCGTCGTCAAGTTGGCGAAGCGACTTGAAAAACCCGATGTTGGGCATGAGAGTTAACAAGAGGGCTTCCTCCTCCGTTTAGAAGCCTTGGCATGAGTGTACACGTGGGGAACGAGCAACGGAAGGCCGGTTGTACCGACCTCCCGCTACTCACCTAGCGACCAGAGATATCTGCAGCCTACAGACACCCAACTAGCCCAGTGTCATATCTCTAGTTCTTATGTGGCCATCCACGCTAGCCGATCAGAACGGAGGATCCCCGGCAGCGGCCTTACGACGCCGCGTACCGGTCCGAGCGCGGGCCGGGGCCTCCTCGGCAGCAGGAGTAGCCGAACGCCCCTGACGGGCCGCAGGAGCAGGAACAGCCGACCGACGCGTGCGCTTCGGGGGCTCGGGCTCGACCTCCTCGTCGTCTTCCTCGTCCTCGTCCTCCAGCTCTTCCTCTTCCTCCTCGTCCTCCTCGTCCTCCTCGTCCTCCTCGGGCTCGTCGGGCTCGTCATCACCCTCCGGGAACTCACGCTCCAGGATGGCGTCGATGAGCCCCTCCTCGTCGAGACCCTTCACCTCCGCCAGCTTCATGCCGAGTTCGCCGCGTGCGATCTTCTTCAGCTCGGCGAGTGTCATCTCTGACAGCTCCTCCTCGCGCTCCGCCAACTCCTCGTCGCCCTCGCCCTCGGACTCAGGTGCGTCGGCGTCGGCGTCGGGCTCCTCGACCCACTCCTCCTCGTCCTCCACGGGTGCATCGGTGCCCAGGTCCTCGTCCTTCGGACGCATGAACTTCGACACGTCCAGCGAGACGTCGCCGTTGTACGTCTTGAGTTTCGTGTTCACGGCGACGAGAGGCGTCTTGTCGAGCAGCTTGAGTGTGCCGATCGACACGACGTTCGGGGGCTCGTTCTTGTCGAGCATGACCTTCTGTCCCCAGAACGCCTTCCGGAGCGCGGGCACCTTGTCTTCCGAGACGAGGGCCGAAAGGAAGTTGTTCAGGTACGGCGCACCCTGCTTCGTGACGTTCTGGTTGAACCAGAAGTCGTATCCGTTGTACTGGGACTTCTTCGATCCCTTCGGCTCATTGATAACGAGCAGGCCGTTCAGCATCGGGTCGCCGTTCGAGTTCTCCTTCAGCCGCAGGAACTTGAGCGTGCAGCGGTAGACGCCCTTCGGCGGCATCTCGCCATCATAAACGTCATAGTCTTCGAGGTCATCCTCGAAGGGGTTGCCTTCGATATTTCCCCATGTCGCCTTCGGCATTCGGAACTACCTTCCTGTTGTCCGGCGCGAGCCGGCCCTCCGGGTCCCTGCCGTGCGTGTGCGCGGCTGGGTAGCTGTCGCGGTTTTCAGACCGCCACTATCGTTGATCAGTTTCTCGATCTTCGGGATGGTTGGTGCCGCCATGTAGCGCGGAAGGCAATCGTAGCGATCTTTCGCGAAGTACGGCGAGATGTGCTCGAACTGAATCCGACGCACCTTCTTCCGTTCGTCACCAGACCCAATAACCTTATCGCTCATCCGCCCGACGACGTGCATCTTGCCGCAAATGGTCTGCGAGATCTCGTAGTCCTTCCCGAGCAGAAGCGGTAGCACGATGTCTTCCGCCTCCTCGTTCTCGCGCTTCATCTCCAAAGCGGTGTAGCACACGTTGATAGGCAGATCATTGAACAAGTTGACGAACCTCTTCAGCATGTTCTGCCACTTTTGGTGATCCTGAATTGCTGGGATATCCGGATCCCGCGACTTGTTCTCCTCCATTGCCTTGTCCAGGATGTAACGCAACAGCTTTTCCTGCATGTCGGTAATTGAGTCGATCACGAGCCACTTGTACTTCCCTGGGTTGTCTCGCACCCAGGTATAGCAGTTCTGCACATCCTCCCATTGCTCCACCGGCCAAAGGTCGCAGGTGCTCCCTTGCCGTTTCGCGGAGATTACGCCCGCCTCGAGTCCAAGGATCAGGCCGCTTGCCGCCGTACCGCCGAACACAGTCTTGCCGATCCCAGAGTCGCCATAGACCAGCATGTTTACGGATTCGTCATAGTCGGCAAGCGCGATGATGCCGGACTTCGCCCGTGCGCCTGCCATCAGCGGTCGATATCGGGTAGGTCACCCAACTCTGCCGACGTTCCGCTCAGCACCTGGGCCCACATCTCCGCAACCCGGAAATGCTCCTTAGCGAGTTCCTGATGGCGCATCGCCTCGTTGGTGTGCTCCTTTACGTACCCCATGGCGCGCTCGAGCACCTCGCTGATAGCTTCGTTGTTCGCACCAACCATGTCAATGTTGCTGGATCGAACCGGAGAATCGCTCTTCGCCTTAGCATATTCCATATCAGATCTCCTCATATCGGATGGTGCGGTAGACGTCCAGGATGACAAGGTTCCGAGCCTCGAGGCCTTCCCAGTCTTCGAGAATCTCCTTCTTCGCCTTCGACAAGGCCCGGTTCGCGGAAGTCGAGTTGACCTCGACCTTCTCTTCTCCACGCTTCGCGGGCGTGAGATGGGCATCCTCGGGCGACTGATATACGACCGTGAACAGCCAGTTCTTATTCGCCATACTTGCTCCTATGTAGCTGCGGTTTTCCGCAGGTGGTCCGCGTACGGGTTTTGTACTCGGAAGACCATGTTTTTGAACTCGTCGGCATCCTCAGGGTTGCTCTCGTGCAGGAGGCACATCTCGTAGAAGTCGCAGTCCCACGAGCAATCCCTTGTTGGGTTTTTCCACAGCTCCCGATCGCCACGTCGAAAGTCATTCATCGACTCTACTTCTTCCGCGATGCGGCGCAACTGCGTTTGTTGCTCGCTCCGAGAACGGGTAATTGGCAGTCGAACGAATAGCGGGGAGGGCTGGCTCTTCGAGATCGTGCCGTCTTTGTTCAAGCTCTGCCCCTTCTCGTTCGTCGGCCGATCGTCTTTCTTGCCCTTGCGCAGGAAGTTGTAGGTGATCTCTTCTATGGTTTCGTTCGGTCCAATCAACCCTTGTTCGCGACAGGTGTGCGTAGCGACCGTAACGTATGTGCCGCCCTGTTCGTCTAGCTCGAGATGCCCGGTGTAGATCGCGGCGGCCGTCTTATGCTCCATCAGCTTCGGCCGATTGCCATCGTCCAGGTCGCGATACACCCCGTCAAACGTGCCGAACAAGCGGACAACCGGCTTGCCGTTGTGGTCCGGAACGAGCACTTCGAACCGCTGCTCGGGTGCGATAACGTCCCAAGACCGATCGCGTCCCCAGTGGTCGAGGTAGTTCGTGAGCAACTCTTCGCCAAACGTCGCGGCATCCTCATATTTTGCCGGATCGTATTCCTTCGCGTACTCGGTTTTGATAAATTTGATGTCGTCCTTCGCGAACTTCCGCCACGTCTTTCGCGGGTCGACACCACGCTTCATCCCGGGAATGTACCAGAGTGCCAAGGCAAGGTGCATCCCCTCGCCGAACCACAATTTATCGTTCGGCGGCCCCTGCTTCTTCAGGCCCTCCCGCCACCCCCACCACCACCTCTGGGGGCACCTTTTGAAGTCCTTGCGTTCGGAATTCCGAAGCATCGGGATCCGTTGTGCTACCATGGCGAGATTTTACGAGTCAACAAATAAAGCTTCACTATGGTTTCCCTCCGTTGAAAACCGTTCTGGAGGAAGCTCCCGCGTAGGCAGCGGACCAAACCTCGGGAGCCTCCACCACAACGGCCGGACCACCGGTATGTAGCCCGGACGTCGTGAATGGTGCTTACAGGCGCACCAGCCTGTCGGAAAGTCTAGAACGCGGCTTCGCCATCTCGCCGCGCTGCCCGACGAGTCGGCTTCGGCGCCTCATCCGTCGTGGGATCGGTGGCCTTTACCGGGGTACTCCGCTTGCGGATCGGGGTAACGGACGCGGACTCGGCCGCCTCAACACCGTCAACGCCTCCCGCTCCAGCCGTCTTGCGCGGCCGACCGCGACGCGGCTTAGCGGGCTCGGTAACTGCCTCTGCGACCGGAGCGGCCGTACGGCGCCCCCGACGCTTCGGCGCCTCGACAGGAGCCTCCTCGGCTACCTGCGCGGCTGCCTTTCGCCCACGGCGAGCCGGCTTCGGCTCCTCGTCGTCGTCGGCCGCAGGCTTCGGCAGCCGTCCACGCGCTGCCGCCCCGACGCGCTCACGCTCGGCCCGTCGCTCTGCCTTCTCGGCTTCGCGTGCCTCGGCCGCCTCGCGAGCGACCTCGAGTCGAGCCTGGTTCTCCTCGGACGCCTGGTGGTGGCTGCGGAGCGCGACCGTCAGCTCCACGCCACGCTCGAACGCCTCCTCCGGGGTGCTATCGCTCGGGTCGAAACCCGTCTTCTCGAGGATCCACTCCGTGATGTGCTCCATCAGCGTCGTAGGTTCCTTGTCGAGGTACTTCGCGTACTCCGGGTCGACCTTGCTACTCTTCGTTGCCATGTCGGAACTTCCTCCTAGTTGGTAAGTCTGTTCGCAACCTTACTCTGATAGATGCTGGTGCCGCAATTAGCGGCATTACCCCTTGCTGGTAAATCGTGCCTTGGAGACTCGGGCACTCGGGCCAGCGTCCTCGCGGGGCTCCGACGTACGTCGGGCGTTACGCAATTCCTCGCGTCGACGCGCGAGCCAACCTGCGTTGCAAAGTTCCCAACCCTGAGTAGCCCCGCTTTCGTGCCCGCGCCGATAGGCCTTGCGGTACATCCCGAGCAGGTAGCTCCGCAGATAGGCCCGAATACAGATACCCGCGATAGCGCAGAGGCAGCCCAACACGAAAAGTCCGCCAAATACCAAAGCGTCCATAGACCAGGATGCCTGCTCAGCAGTACCCACTACTTCCCAAAATATCTCGCTCATGATCCTACCAACCTTTTCGCGTATTCGACGCCCCTGCGGCCATCGAGAAATTTACGTTGGATGTTGTCGCGACCTTCAGCTGTCACGGCGATGTGCTCTTCGATCGTGCCGACGCTGTACAGGTAGAAAATCGTAGCCTGGTGGTCTGTGCGGGAGACGCGGTGGATCCGGTCCTCGACCTGCGTATCGTCGTCGGGAATCCAGGTTCTGTCAAGTACAACCAGGTCGTCCGCTGCATCCAGGGTGATCGATACGCCACCAGCCTTCGTGTTCAGGAAGAACACACGCGGTCCGCCCTCGCCCTGAAACTCGGCAATCTGCCTTGTCCGGTCACGAGCCTTCGTCTCGCCAGTCAGGATGTGGCTCGCAACGCCTCGCTTCGTCAGCTCGGCACGGAACATGTTCAAGACTGACGTGTACTTCGACGAGATAACGACCTTCTTATCTCCCCAGGCATCTCCAAGGATCCCGCGCTCTGGGAGGAACTTCTCCACCAGCCAGTTAAATTTGTTGCTCGGCAACGTCGGGACGAATTCGCCGTTTGCAAGCTTCGCGGAAGACACCGACAATTGCATGAGCCGAGTCATCTCAGAGAGCAAGCCATTCCCCATGAGCGTGCCGCCCTCGAGCTGTGCTGCCGCGTTCGCACGCATCGCGTGGTAGGCCTTCGCCTGCGCGGGATCCATGTCGAGCCACACCCCGACAGGGCTGTCCTCGTCGTCCGGATCGTGGGGCGTGCCCGCGTACAGCTTCGGCGGCAAGTCCTTCGCGACCTCGCCCTTCGTTCGGCGCAGCATAACGGAATCGAGTTCTTTGCCCCAATCCTCTTCCATCTCAGGCTTTATATCGCCGATCGTCCGGCCGAAGCCATTCGATTCGATGTCGAAGAACTTCTCGGCCCATCGCCAATATCCGGTGTAGATCTCGGGCCGCAACCAGTTCAACGTGCCCCAGAAGTTCTGAGGTTTTCCGCGCCAGGGGGTCCCGGACAACGCGAGCCGCAAGCCGTCTTCGGCGAGCTTGAGCATGCCGAAACCGACGCGTGTCTGGCTCTGCTTCTGCTTTCGGCTCTTCGTCGTGACGATCGCCTTGTGTGACTCGTCCAGCACGATAGCCTGCCAATTCGGCTCGAACAGACCCGGGTAGCTCGGCTCGGCAACCTGCTTATGCCGCCCCGCGTACAGGCACCCGACGTACTCCCCATCGCACGGATCCCCGTCCCCTCGCCCTATGAGGGTTTTCATTTCCTTATCGGTCGGCCCCGGACAATGCGCGGAAAACTTCACGCGCAACATTTCGATATTGCCGATCAACCAGGTCCGGCGGTCGGTCGGGATGTGAGCAAGGGATTCGAGCGTGGCGAGCCGCTGCTTACGATCTCCAACGCACGGCAGGATGTTGTCGTTCGGCAGCCAGCGAGCGATCTCGCGGGCCCAGGTCGAGTCGATCGCGACGGACGGGCAGAGCACAAACACGACGCCCGTTTCGATGCCGGCTTCGACTACCGCGCCGAACGTCTCGAGTGTCTTGCCGAGCCCCGGGTCGTCTCCATTAAGCCAGTAACGAGATTTCGCCGCTACGGCTGCCTGCACCTTTTGGTAGGGGCGGTTTTCGAACGCGGCCCATAGCCGGGGCTCCTGCGTCCGTACGCGCGGGCAATCGACCTCGCCAGACCCGAGGGCGCTCGCGATCTCGTCGGCCCGCACACGCTCGTTCCGAGCCCACTGCCACAGCTCCGGGCCGATCTCGAGCGCCGTGCCGAACACCTCTCGCAGCTCGACACAGGTCGAGTACTCGAGCGGGTAGCTCCAGAGCTTCTTAGCCGAAGACCAGGAAGCCCCGGACACCTTTTTGCACAGGCGCGGGATGTCGGGCGAATAGGGCGTGCGCAAGTAGATACGGTTCCGCTTGCCGCTGTCGCTACGTTCAACCTGGACCTTGCGCACGTCGCCTCCCTCAGAACTTCACTCGGCCGCCAGCCTACTCCAACTTGGAGAAATTGGCAAATCTGGAGTTACGCCTGGTCGGGACCGAACAAGCTTTCCAGGTCGGAACCGATCTCCGGTCGACGTGGCTTCCGTGCCTGTTCGTCCCGAACGACAGCCATCACCAGAGTGGTAACCGCAGCTACGATCGCTGCACCCCCGAATCCAACAGCAAGAATCCAAGCTAATACCACAAAGACATTTTTCATATTTTCCATTATCAGCATCCCATGTCTTGGAGTTGCTTCATAGTGAATGAACGGGCGTGCATCCGCTCGCAATCCTGAACGGTCGGCCCATGCGGATTTTCATGTTCAGCCCAAACTCCTACGCCAATTAAAATGACGATAAGCAGTAAGGGGCTAAACATCACTTTCATTGCCTTCTTCATCATTTCACCTGCACCAAATCTTCTAGGGCGACAGAGCGGAAACCCTCGGGCGAGATAAAAGTGAGGATGGCCCTGCCGGCATTTCCAGTTTCGATCTTGTTGTGCTTGACTCCCGCGACGCGAGTCGTCTCGTAACTCTCAGAGATGTTGTTCCACCAAGTCAAACGTCTCCCGCGCACTGCGTTGAGGATCTCGTCGTCATACGCCTCCTCAATATCGAATGGCAACTTGACCTTCAGGGTACGTCGCACAGGCTCGGCTCGTTTCACCTGTCGCGTCTCTACCGCCACGGTTGGTTTTACATCTGGTCCAGGGGCCGGCTGCTCGAGCATACGTCGCGCGTCCGACTCGTTGCGCAAGTTCCGAAACATGCCGCCGTCGGTGCCATACTGCGGAACATGCAGGATCCGTTTGCCTTCCCAAACGATCTCGATAACCTCTGTGTCGCGCATCGCCTTGACGATTACCGCGCCGTCTGCCTCTTCGAACTCGACGTCCCAACCTGCTTGCTCGGCCGTGTCCATGAACGCGTCGGCGCGCTCGTTCCCGCTTGCCTCGCTTGCTTCCTCGAGCAGGGGTTCGGCACAGTCGCGGAAGACCGTAATCTCCGCGAAGGTGTCGAGTTCCTCTTCGGTAATGGGTTGGTCTCCGAGGAACTCCTCCCAGATTGCCGTGAGCGCGTCGTCCTCGTCCTCCACGTCGATCTCGAACACAAGGCCAGCCTTGACCTGGGACCGGAGCCCCTCACATCCCGGAGCGTGCACATGGACGGTCCCCTCGGCCATCTCCACGTAGTGCAGGATCATTCCGCACCATCTTCCCAGCGCTGCATGGCCTGCTCCCGGATCTTCGGCACATCGGGCGCATAGGGGTCCGTTATCACGGCGATAGCGTACGCGACGCCTTGTGCCTGCCCGCGTAGCTCGCCGTATGCCATCTGCTCGTCCGCTATCTCCTGTAGCTCTCCTGACATCCGCGTGTCGGGAACAGAAGGCCGTCCGTCTTCGCTCATGATCTGGTCGACGATCGAGTCGAGTTCCTCCCAGAGCATCTCCAGGAGGCTACGTCCGGCGGTCACTCTTCCTCTCCGTTTCCCCCGGGCCAACAAATCACAGCGATGAGAGCGACGATCACGACGACAACGATCCAGAAGGCCAGTTCATATCCGTTCATGAGATTGCTCCAAAGTATCCGAGGACGAAGAACAGGAAGGTTGCGATTGAGAGAAGAAGAACGAGACCCCGACCGACGAGAACGAACAAATTGAACACTTACTCTCCCCTTTGGACCTTTTCGATTTCTTCGAGCAGGAGCTTGCCGAGCCGACTCGTCGTGGGGGTGATGAATAATCCTACGTGAATAATCCTAGGCAATCCTTGGAATTCTTTATCTCCATCCTTGGTAACCTCATACTTAACTACTTCGCGTTCGGGATGCTGTTCATCCTGAACGAGACAGGCCCCTACGATCCTAAGGTCCAAATCCGTAAATTCTTCCTCGGGTATCGCATCTGCCCAACCTAGATATCCCAAATCATGATCATCGGTCATGAGATCTCCTTCTTCGTACTATCAGCGTTGACCTTCGTGGCTCCGAGGTCGACCTGCTGGGCCGCTGCACTTCCGGCGGCACGTCCGACGGCATCCTGTCGCTTCGCCTGCTCGCGCTCCCAACGAGCATGACTCTGCTTGCGCTCGCGCTGTTCCGCACGCTCCTGTGCGGCTCGCTGGGCTGGTGTCATATTGTCCAGCTTCGCCTGTTGCTCGGCCCGGTACTTCGCGAGAGCTTCGGCGGACATCGGGCGCAGGTGCGGGAACAGCTCGTAGTAGGCATCGCTCACGTCGGAGAACCGGTCCCGAAGCGCAACCGCGCTACCGGCCGTCTTCGAGACGACGTCTTCCGCCGCGCGGCGCTGGATTTCGAGACGGTAGCGAATCGTGCGCTGGAAACCCTCGGCGTAGGCGGCACGGTAGGCCGCGTGCCGTTGGGTGTGGGGAACGGGCTCGACCCCTTCGAGCTTGCATTGCCGCCGATACGCGGCCTTCAACTTGCCGTCGTTCGACTTGCAGGGGAAGTCGTGCGCGTTCGCCTGGGTCGCGATGTCGTCCCACTTCCAGCCGGCTTCCTTAAGGATCTTGATGTTCTCGTCGGCCGGTCGACTCGCATCCCAGGACGGGTCGAGCTTCGAGACGAAAGCGAGGTAGGCAGAGGTCCAGAGCATCCGAACGTATTCGACGTCAACCGGGAAGCCGACGACCGTTGCCTTGCCACCCCAGGCGCGGACAACCGTCTTGCAGCGCGCGTGCTGCGTGATGCTGGAGATCAGGAGGAACAGGTCGTCTTCGAAGACGTGCTCGGAGGGGAACACGATGTCGATCGAAATCGGGACCTCGCGCTCGTTCTTCGGCCTGTGCGACTCGAGAAGAGCAGCGTCGATCGCGTACTTCACCATCATCTTGTCTGCGAGCGCTAGTGCGGCGTCTGCGCTGCCGTGCTCCCCATGCCTGCGGAAGTCTTCGGCTTTCCCGACGAGGTTCGAGACCTTGTCGAGGATGTGCTGGGGTGTGTCCATGGGGTTATACCCTTCTAGCGGAGGAGGGGAGCCGGTCCGATGTCGGGCGACGAGACCGGCTCCCGCGAGCAGTGTAGCGCCTAGAACTTCCGATGCCTAGCTAGACCGCCCTTCCGAGCGAACTCTTCTAGATTTCCATTTTCTCGCATTCGGGCAATTGCATTTCTACCATTTCGTCGACTGTTTTCCAATCGGACTTCGCGATATTTCGGATCCTTATTCATCGCAATCATCCGTTCGCGAGCCTTTTGTGTTTTGACTGCATGCCGATCTGGATCCTTCTGGTGATCCCACTTCTTATGGCAACTGCTACACATCGGTTCGTAGCAATCCTGATTTACTGAATATCTTTTTCCGTCTGGAGCCACAAGTTCAGGATCGCCATTGTAAAGATATGCCCATTCCCGGGCCAAAGCATTGCATCGGGAACAAGCAAAATCTCGGGCTCGTCCCCGATCAACACTTAGGCGCTTGTGAATCGCGCGATATGTGATGCTCTTGCGCGGCCGACTCATGAGAAGTACTTGTCTCGGCAAATAGGTCCAATTCCCAATTCTACAGAAATTTCATTTGTCAAGGTTCTCCCACACACCACACATGTGTTATAGAGAGCGCCAAATTCCTTCGCCTGCTCAAGCGAGAGCTTGTGCTCGCTCCGCAGCTCGAAGATGAAACCTGGGGCGTACTCGAACCGGAACTTCGGCTTGCCGGTCTTCGGGTCGTTCGCGAGCACCTGCACAAGACGCTTCGCGTAGTTGCGGCCCGAGCCGTGCACGGCCTTCTGGACCTTGTAGATCGAGCCGGCCTTGCGGTACATGCCCTCGTCGGCCCGCTTCTTTGTCGGGACGGCCGCCGCCTCGCGCTCTTCGGCAGAGACACCTTTGCCCTGCGAGCAGGCACGAACCTCGTCCACGCTGGTGTGGGTGCCCTTGCAGTGTCCGCAGGTGATACTCATCGGGTTGAACCCTTCGTCGTTCCGCTCTGGCCTGCGCCAGTCTACCCGAGTTCCTTAAACTTGGCAAGTTCAGGCTTCTTGGCGCAGGCCGTCAAGCTAGAGCACGTCCTTGTTGGTCTTGCGTCGCCACAGCACCAGGCCGACACCCGCCAGCAGGGAGCCTGCGCCGATCCCGAGCATCCAGCCTACACTCGAGCCATCGGTGCCCGTGTAGGCCAGATCCTGCGGATCGTTACTGTTGCTACTTCCACTTGTCAGACCGCCATCTGTATCGACAGGCACAACCGGTTCCGGGGTGACGACCGGCCGATGCGGCAGACTCTCACACGCCACGCCATCCGAGTCGCCGTCAAGCTGGTGCGGGTCCGAGACATCCTTGTTCAGCTCGGCCTGGGCGTCCTCCTGATACTGGAAATCCGGACAGTTCAGAGTATCGGTCGGTTCCGGTACAACGGGGTCGATCGGATCGACGGGGTCTGGGTCGACCGGCCCGGGCGGAGTCTCGCAAACTTTGCCTGTGATGTCACCTGTGTAAACCGAATTTACCTGCGAGTAGCTCTCGCAATTGGTGGAATATGTCCAGCCCCAATGACTTGTTTCGTGGGTGCTATTCGGGAAAATAAGCTTCGCCCAGTCCTGGGAACTCTTCGATCCATCCGCGCCTACCGACGTATTGTTGACTGGAGACTCCTCGCTGGTGACAACGAACTTCGCTCCCCCAGAGAAATCCCCGGTCGCCGTGATAGCGGCACCTGTAACTGGCGACTTGGTAGCCGTGAATTCACCCGAGTCAATCAACTCCAGGCTGAAAGTCCCATTCTCATTGCAATACACGATCGACTGACGATGGAACGCATCCGTTGCCCAGACCCCGTGACTCGGGCTGTCATCCTCCCTGGCGACTACATCTGTTTCGTAAGTCGCCACCCAACCAGGCGCACATGCCGATGCAACGGCCGGCTCTTGGGCCGAAGCTGTGCCCGCGAATACCCCGAAGAACCCCAGCAGCAACGCTGCTAAAGCTAGTGCGAATCGCTTCATCTTCTCCCTCTCGTTGCCATTATTGGCGCGCCTCGTGCAGGAGTCGAACCTGCACCTTATGCTCCCTACCGAGCAACGAGGCTCTTTGAATTCTACTTTCCTTCAATTTGCTTGCGGACCTTGGCGGCCTTGTTTCGGACGGTTCGGCTGAGCTTTGGGTTGGCCTCGACCTTTTTGATCTGCCTGACGGTTTCCTTGGTTGCCCGCTTGTTCTTCGAGGCCTTGGCGATCTTGCCTGGCTTGATGCCGCCAAGCAGGCCGTAAAAATCGTCGATGAACTTCGCGTCTTCCGCTGTGCCGCCCTTGTCGAGGTCCTCGCGGATCGCCTCGTGGCGCACCTTGTCGGTGTACGCCTTCTGCCTCGTCGCGCGCTCTGTCTTCGCGATGTCCGCTCGGTCTCTCGCTACCTGGGCCTTCTTCTTGGGGTCGCTGCTCCAAAGTGGCATGGGTTGAACCCTTTCTGCTAGTCGGCAGTCGCCCGGATGAGCGTCTGCTCCTGTTCGCTCCAGTTGATCATCTTCGCTCCGAGCAAGTTCGCGAACACCGACGTCAGGTAGCCGGCCCAGAAGCACATCGCCCCGAAGAAGATGCTCTTCATGACTCCTCCTCGATCGATCTCCCGTTTACCCATTCCCAATAGGCAAGAGTCACCCAATCGTTCTCGAAGATATCCCAGACGACTTCCTCGCCATCAACGAACTTACGCTCGCTCTTCATAGCGATCAAACCTCCTTTGTGCTACCCGATGGATACCACCCGGGATGCGACCATGATGGACGCACGCTCGCTTTCAGTGATTTCCCGGGGCGGACGAGGAAACGACGGGGCCGGTGGAGTCCAGGTGAACGGCCAGGTTTTCACAGCTTCCCTCCAACAACAGTGATGATGGGATCGATGTGACATTCAGTGGGGAAATAGCTTTGCAGGCATTCCTGCTGCTTGTCCTGGTAGTGGTTGGCGACCCCGTTGGCGATGAGGTACACGGTCCCCACGGCGAGGATGGCGAGTAGGACGATGAGGACAACCCAGGCGAGTGCTTCGCGGAGTTCAGTCACAGGACTACCTCGACAATCGCGTAGGTGGAGAGAAGAAGGATAAAGAGCAGGACGACGCAACCGCCACCGAACAGCGTCGGCTTCACTTGCGAACCAAGTTCGAGTACCACTCAGCGGACCACTTCGCACCCGCGACCTCGTTCGCGTCCTTGCAGGCGTCGAACGCGGCGGTCCAGTCGAGCTGGGCAACGGTGCCCTCGTTCGCATTCCACCAGGCGATGTACTCCTGGTCGCCGCCCGGGATGTCTCGAGCCTCGCGCTCCGCCCGGAAGCACACCTTGCGAGCGGCCTGCACGTCGGAGGGGTACTCGTAGTGGGTCGTGGTCGAAGCTGAGGAAGCCGCAACGGCGGGCACCGCAGTCGCAACGAAGGCGAGGGAGAGCAGGGCGACGAAAGCGTTTCGGATCTTCATGGGTTAAACCCTTTCTTGTTTGGTGCGCCTATCGTACTAGTCGCATTCGGAAGCCGGCTCGTTACATCGAACCGACAACCGGAAACGGCTAGGCCGCCGAGGGGACCTTGTGGTGAACGTTCCTCGGGTCCTGCCGGTTCGCCCGGTTCTTCGTGCCGAACCGACGGCCGACGCGGGAGCCCTTCTCGCGCAGGCGACGCTCCTTCGAGGCCTTCGGCGCCCGACGAGCCGAGACGCGCAACGCCTCGAGCAGCTCAAGCAGCTCGGCCTTGCGCAGCTTCGACCAGCCGGCCGGAAGCGCTCCGTTGTCGTGGTGCTCGCGAAGTTCGGCAACGAGCTGCGAGACCGTAAGTTCGTTCGGCATGGGTTGCACCCTTCGGTAGAGCTGAGGCCATCCTCAGGCGGGTCTCGATCCCCGCGACGCCCTCGGGTCTCCCCTCGGGCGTTTCGGCCTAGTCGATCGGAAGAACCTCGTCGGCAGACACGTGCCACTGGCCACGCGAGTTGTGCACCGTGTAGGACGTCGGAGCTGAAAACTCGTTCGCGGTCCGCCGGTTAATCCCCTCGATAACACCCTCCCGAACCTTGTCGTCGGTGTTGGAGGTGAACATGACCTTCGTGCCGGCCGGGATGTAAGGGAAGGTCTGCGTCATGTCCGCTCCTTGGTCGCTTCCTGGTGTGACACCAGTCTACGGCAATCGCCAGAAGTTGGCAACTACTTCTTTCAGGAGTTGTCGCTCACCCCATCTTCGCTGGTCGGTAGCCCATCTGGCAGCTCGGCAAGCTTCCGCTGGCAGACGTAGAGCAGGAGAGCCGGCTCGACAGAGAACATCTTCGCGAGCACGTGGTACCGGTCGATTCGCTCCGGGGACATCCCCGCGCCCTCCCGTGCCCATGCGTGCGCGAGGTCGGCAAGTTCGGCGACGTCGAACACCTCCGAGATCGTCAGTTGCACGTCGTCATGGATTGGGTAGTCAACCACTTCAATTTCCCCTGCTTCCTGTAGCGGAGCGATCTTCCTACGTGGCATGTCTTCCTCCGTTTGTTTGGGTCCCAGTCGGCCGACCGCAGCGAGGCAAGTCGGCCGACCGGAGTCTAGGGGGTCGTCTTCCGCCGCGTGATTGCGAATACCGTTTGCGAGGAAAACGTCCAATCCTTGCGTTTCCCGATCTTCTGTGGGTCGTGGTCGTACTTGATGTAGCGCACTTTAGCCAGTCGCGTCCGGCCCTGATCGCCGATCGACTCGATCCTCCAGGCAATGCCGCTGTGGAAATGCACGATGTCGAGTTGCTTGAGAGCGGCGCCCCGAACACGAAGTAGCTCCCGAGGCCCGATTACCGCTGACTCGAACGCGTCCTCGTCGCGGTAAGCGTTCGAGGCAGGATACACGTACTCGATCCGGAACCCGAGCCGTTCGGCAGCACGGCGGAAGCCGTGGTACTTCCGGACCCCCGCGATAAGCAACGGCTCTCGGAGATCTCCGAACAGCGACACCGTGCCGTCCCGAGCTATCTTTAGGTTCACCAACTTCGGGAACATGAGCGCGAGCTGCCGCGCGTCTTCGGCGGGGACTTTCGCAACCGCGTTAAAGTGGGTTGGGGTGTCGCGATCCTTCACGTTGAAGAATGCGGACAACTTGAACAATACTTTCGTCTGGTCCAGCACGGCTTCCTCCGTAACCGGACCGACCCTACTGCCGCCGATTGTCAGTAGGGCCGGCCAGCGATGCCCGGGTCTGGGTTTTCTGGTCTCTCCGGGCCTGAGACCGAACACCAGCCTACTCGACTTCCTCCAGATTGGCAACTAAACGGTTCTACCAGCGAAAAGCCGTGCCCTGGGACGGAGGAAGTGTCGCCCAGGGCACGGTACTAGCAGTCTACGCGACGCGAGGAAGCTCCCTGTCCGCTGCAGTCAGGTTCGGCACGACGTAGACCCCGGCGGTAGTCAGGACCAGGATCACGGCCGTGAGCCATTCCTGCCCGGTGATGCCGTTGTCCGCGACCGTGGCGAGCAGAGCTGTGGCGGTACCGATCGCGTTAACCCAAGTCTTCGCGACGTTGAGGATTGGCGTGTTCGGCACCAGCCAGGTCCCGACCGTGCTGAACAGCACCGCGCCTACGGCGATTCTCTCGACTAGAGAGAAGTCCCCGTCAGACAGGCCAGTCTGCACACCCAGGAGCACGGTGCCGAGCAGTGACCAAAGCAGCTTGTTGAAATTCATGAATTTCCTTTCGTTGTTAAGGCGTACCAGGAATGGGTCCACCTGTGACCCAGGGCTCTAGGCCAGGCTGAGCGCCCCAGGGGATGCTGTCCACGTAGTTCTGCGAACGAGTATGCGCCTTCGCGCCGTCCGCCGCGAGGCAAGCCCACTCGTCGGGATGCATGTGACGACGGCGGGTGCCGTCCGCATCGGAGACAACCATGAAGAGCGCATCCCCATAATTGTAGTTCTTGCCTGGAACCTTCGTAGTGCTGTCCCCGTGAACGAAGAAAACCTTCGACATTTCTGACTCCTCCTCGATCGGCTGGTCGAGCCCCGCCAGGTAGCGTGCTCGCGGGATGATCTCGTTGATGAGCTGGCTGATCCGCCGATCCCCAGGGCACACCTTGCCGCCGGACTTCGACCACTTCTCCCCGCCACCTGCGCGGCCGCCATAGGCGTAGCCGGCCCAGCTTCCGTCGATGCCCTGCCGGTGGTAGGCGACCCCGACCGACCCCGGGCGCGAGCCCGGACACAGCGTGAGCGGGACGCCATGCTGCTTGTGCGCCCAGACCAGGATGTTGGCGATCGCCTCGGCCTGGCGGGTGGTGAACCCAGGCACCGCGTGCCCGTCGTTCACGCTCCACGCCCCATACTCCGAGCCGTGATCGTCGTTCTCGATGGCGATCGTGTCGTGGTTGCCCTGGTAGTTCGCGGCGGACTGCCACGCGGTGTCGCGACTCTGGTAGACCGTGCCGTCGGCGGCCGTGGAGAAGTGCGCCGCGTGGGCTGGTGGGTTACCGACGATCGTGTGGATGCAGACCCGCCGGTAGGCGGACATCTTGGTGACGCCATGCTCGCCCTGCCACTGGGCTCCGGGCATTCTTGCCATTATCCCACCTTCTTACAGATAAGCCAGTCTTCATCATCGTCCGTAGCGGAGCCCTCTTCATCATTAACCATATTGGGGCCCCAGTATTGAAACTCCTGTGCGGTGTAGCCGTCTCGACATTCCGGCCCAGCAGGGCCAACTTCCCCTTGGGCTCCGGTGGCTCCGGTCTCGCCAGGAGGCCCTTGCGGTCCGGCTGGACCCGGTTCGCCCTGGGCTCCGAATGGGCCCGTCAATCCGGGCTCGCCGATCGTTCCCGGGAGGCCTGATAGACCCGGCTCACCCTGGGCACCTTGGGCGCCCTGTTCGCCTTGCGGGCCTGGTTCGCCTTGGGCTCCGGGCTCACCTTGTTCGCCCCGTTCGCCTTGGGCACCGGCTGCACCTACTGGCCCGGGGACGCTATCGACTCTCTCGGGAATCTCATTGTTGGCGGCGGCGATACAGTCGGCCTGAACACTGACGGCTAGGGTTTCTACCGGGGCCGCATCGCACGTCGCGTTGAGCGAGTCCTGAATATCGACGAGGATTTGACGATTGGCGTTGGCGGCGTTAGAGGAGTCTGTCCAGAGGATTACAACAACAGCCATAACCGACGCGATGCCGATTACCATAATGCCATTCAAGAACCTCTGGCTGATACGCTGCTTCTGAAGCTTGAGCAGCTTCTGTCCTTCCTCAGTCATCATCTTTTCCCAATTCCGGGGGCTCTATCCCATTATCGATCAGAACTCGCCGCAACCGTGCGACCCGTTCCCGAGCAATATCCCGCTGCTTACGATACCGGTCCGAATCCTTGTCTGCAGCGTCCGCACGGGTCTCTGCGGCATCGGCGCGCTCAGATTGTTTGGCGTTGTTGGTATCCAATCTCTTGATAAGGGTTTCTTCGCTCTCGATCTTTCCCTGTCTCAGGATCCGGACTAGGCTGAGAATCCCAGAGAAAGCTCCGGCCCCTCCCGCACCAAAGAGGGCAACGAGAACAAACTCAAGATTTGCCATCCCGAGCCTCCCGGGCAATCTTCAGGATTGCTTTCATTTCAAACCATCTACCGACTAAACCGAATCCTACACCCCAGAATATCAAGCCGATCGCATAGGCAGCAGGAGACACCCCGTACGCGAGGAGAGCCGTTCCGAAAATCGCGTTCGCCGTTGCAAGCAGCGGGAGACCGACGATCTCCCCGGAGATCCGATCTCGCAATGAGCCGTACAACGACAAGGCACTTCCGAAGAACAAGAATGAAGACCAAAGGTAAGCCAAGTAGATCTGCAACGCGTCTAAGATTGCGCGAGTCGGATAGATAAAAGCAAGAACCCCAGCGACAACATAGAAACTATACATTAAAATGTATGGCCACTTAAGTCTAATGCGTTGTCTCCAAGGCACCGTAGCCCCTTTCCCAAATTAGATGATCGAAAGCAATCTATCTGCCAGGAGCTGATGGCCAATATCATTGTATAGAATTGATTGGCCAGAGGCGTAATACAATTCCAAATTGTCTTCTTTCATGTCTACGAATGTGAATGGGCGAACATAAATATCTGATGCGAATGCCGCAAGGACTCCCTCGTATGCGGTCCACAAAGCGATCTGGCTAGCTACTGCTGTCGCAGGCATCCACCCCCTAATGAAGTATATTTGGGAGATAGGATTGTATTGCCTCAGCAACTCAAAAAATGCCTGGCAGTTGGATTTAAATGTAGCCGAGGAAGTTGAGGATCTCCAGAGATTGATACCGAGCTGCAAAATAATGACATCTTGGTTGCTCTGCAAAGTGGTGCCTACGTCACCCGGCCAATCGTCAACATCACTATTCAATTCGGAATGCACGTGGAAGCTATCCAGAGGTCGAGCATCCTGCACCAGATTGTAGTAAGCCTTGTCCGAAGAGGATGGTCCGACACCGGCCGTCACGCTGTCTCCAACAATCATAATGTCGCGAGATTCGGAAAGGAAAACCATTTCACTCCTATCAGATAGGCTGGACAACAAGCTTCTTGGCAGCCACGGTTCCCGCTGTTGCGCCGAATGATTTTACGTCCATCCGGGCATTGTATTGGGTCCCTGCAGTTAGCCCAGGGATAACCATGCTGGAGCCAACTCGGTTCGTAAACACACTTCCCGCGACCTGCACCGCGTCATTATCTGTTCCGACAAGGAAGTCGGTGCCCGAGCCGACAACAGCACCGTTCCGAATGTGGGGCGTGTAGTACAGCGTGGCGGCAGCCGTGGCAGCTCCACACGTAAGCGCTGCCGAGTAGTGGATCAACACTTCGCCCGAGGGCGGACCGACGAACGCGATCCCCGGCATTGTGCCGCCGGTACCCTGGCTGTAGGTCGTCCCGTTGGTCGTCGTGGTGTCGTTTGCAGTGCTCCGAAGTGTCTGCCCGCCCAGCCGCACAATCCAGGCACTGTTGGCCGAGTTACGCATTACGAGGTATTGGGTGTCAGTCTCGTAAATAAGCATGCCAGCATGGGTACTCGTCGGCCGAGTCACCGAAGTGCACGTGACAACCGTGGTAGCAAGCAACCAGGCGGAGTTCGCGCCGTTCCGAATAATCATCAAAGCGGTGTCGGTCTCGAACGCCATCATCCCGGCGTACGTGGTGGTTGGACGAGTGCTGGAAGTACAGATAATCAGGCCACCCATGTCGCCATCGATCAACGTCATGTTCCCGTTGTGGATCCCGATATTGTAATCTTCAATTCCAGCCGGAAGAGTTAGGCCTAGCCTAGATGTGAAGGTGGGCACTTAAATCCCCTATCAAAAAGGTTGGACCGCAATGGTGCGATTGAAGAATTGTGCGATCTGGGCATTTGCCGTTGACTTATATGCAAGATAGAAATTGGTCACTCCAGGATTCAAGCCTGTCACCAAAAACGACCTACCATACCCAAAGTTTTGCTGGCCAAGTCCTGAAGATATGGCATCAATATTGCTGACAGCGCGAGTAGTAGCTCCGGATATCCCGTAACCCATACTTCCTCCGGAAGTATTAGAGGCATCAGTCATAATTAGCCATGCTCCGATATGAACAATAGCTCGGCCAGTATCTCCGATAGTGACCGTAGCCTGAACAATTGGTGATCCAGCACTGTATACGTCAGAAAACGTGGAGATACCTCCCGCATTAGATGCAGCCGCTATCCCGAAAGCAAGGGTGTTGGCGCGCACCAATAAACCAGCGTCATCGACAAACTCGATTCCGTCTCCGCCTGGGGACTCTAGCTCTCCGATCCGAGCAACACGCAGGCCATTGTCTTTGTAGACCTGAAGCCCGTGGCGTCCATCTGAGCATTCTCCGAGTTCCACAATGACATTTCCGTTGGCGTTCTTAACGATCACCGCGCCATCGGTAATCTCGACATTGCCGCCGCCGGTGACTTTGATGCCCGCCTCGCCGAGCACGTGCAGCAAGCCGTTCTCAGTTTTCCAATCTAGGCCCAGGGTGTTGTCTTCCTTGTAGCCCTGAATACCCGTATGGCTCATTTGAACGCGAGGCCCAGTCTCGGCCGTCATGATCCTGCCAGCCATCAACACTTCAGCCGTCATCCGGCCGGCCGTAATCTTGCTCGCGGTCAGGTCCGAGACGTACTGACTGCTGATCAACTCTGCTGAGGATTCGACTGCCGCCGAGGGGAGAGACTTGTTTCCCGCCTCGTCGACCGCGATCACCTTGAAAAATACAGGCAGGGTATCTGTTGCCTGAATCGCTCCGGGGTCCGGGTCTGGGGGTCGAGGGGTGCCCGTAATCTGGAAGCTCGCTACGGCGGGAATGTTCCCCGTGATCATGCCCCAGTTAGCCATCATCTTGCCGATAAGAGTCTCATCAACTGGTTGGAACAAAGGCTCGCTACCACCATGCACCTCGAGGTGGTGCAGGTCCCGATCCAGGTTGAACGCGCCACCTGCTGAGACTCCGAGCCTGTGCACGATCTGGACCGACAGCAAGTTGGAAGCGACCTCGGGCGAAGCGGGCGTAGCAGGGGCAACGTTGTCGTTCGTTGTCTGGAATTCGGCTAGTGCGGACCAGGCCCCATAGTTCGAAGGGTTGGCCAGGTCGACTGCACGAATCTGAATCTCATACGGCATCGAAGGCACGAGGTCGAGAAGTCTAAATTGGTTCAGGTCGAAAGCTGCCGATGTGTAATGCCACTCCGTGGCAGGGAACGTAATCGGCTGATCGAAAGTGCCGTCTACCGCGAGCTGTGCGTGGGTGAAAGCACTCATCATAGTGTGCGTAGTCGGCACGAGCGGGGTGGTCGCCGTTCGATATCGGATGTCGTAATGGGATCCGTCCGTAATGGGGGATCCTCCGATATTCAAAGGCGTCAACCATTCCAGCAGCGCATCCCCGCGTGCCGCTCCTGTAACTGGACTCTGATAGACGCCCTGTCGGAACGGCTCGACCCAGACGGTGATGTCCGGAACGGTTAGGTCGATGTCAGGAGGAGTAACCGGGAAGGCGCCCGAGCCTCCATCTGTAAGCGACCGGTTGTAACCGCCCACGACGATATTCGTCTCGCCAGACTCGCGTTCGAAGTAATCTGTCAAATCAATCCAACTGCCATTACCATCCCGGTAGCAAACCGACATGCCTTCGGTAATTGGCCAAGTTGTTTCGGTAAACTTCAATTTAAGCGGGTAGATCCTCTGGCCCCGAAACATAACTTCGTTGGCGTAATCTACCAGGTCCATCTCAGGATCCCAAACCCAGAGATAATCCCCTACTTGAGCTTCACCCTTAATGTCATAGTACTTTGTAGACAGACTCAGGGCATCGCGGGTACCGCTGAACCGATTGAGCTGCAGCTGTGCTCGAGCAGGTGCGTTCGCAGGGTCAGTCTCGGATTCCTGCACAATACGAGTCAACTTGACGAAGTTCCCGTGGAGATCCTTGTACGGGTTCAGGCCTGGGTCGATGTCCGCTGTGGCGCTTGCAAACGATCCATTAGACCCCTGCGCCATGAGCAGGACTCGGGTCGTGAAATCTTCAGTATCCGAATCAGTTTCGAGATTACCGTCGAATCCCCGCACGAACATATCGAGTTCGCTACCGGTGAGCGATAGCGCGTTGTCCGGCTTCCGCTGCACGATCACATTCGGAACAACCCGGAACAAGTCGCTTTCCAAACCCGCATCCAGGGTGGCGTCTCCGTTTACCCGCCAGGCCGCTCCAACCGTCTGACAGATATAATCAATCACTTCGCGCCGCGATTGAAACTGGTGCGTACCCGTCCAAGTCTCTGCGATGTTGAAGATCGCTCCAGCGGTTACCGATCCTGAGGGCGGCAATAGCGCCGTGATTACGTCTTGGAAATCTTCCCCTGTGAACGTCGTCAGAGTTTCGATCGTGTCACCCTTGCTATCGGGATCTCCGAGCCACATCGCCATGCCGAGCCCGCCGATAGACTTCTTCTCGCCCTTCTCGCCGCGCGCTCGCAACACCCCGGTGTAGCGCGCCGTCTTCAGGAGCGAGTCTCCCGCGACGCGCGGATCCACCTTGCCGACGTGCACGACGATATGCCCGTAGTATCCAATCTGATCCCAGATGCTGGCAGGCATATCCTCGCTCAGCTGCAAATTCCAGCTGCCCAATGCCCGAAGAGTTTCAGTCACAGACATTATCGTCTCACCGCCTGTACCAATTCCGAAGGTGCACCAACGTACTGTTTCTGCAAATCAGCGGCCTGATCCCCCGCCACGGCTCCGGTCCCACCCGCGATTACCCCGACATACGCGTCTAGAGTTGTCGTTGATGTTTTATCGATAGCCCCATTGGTAATGTCAGGGGTAAAGGCCTTAGCCGATCCGAGGATGTACTTGTTCGTATCACCATCGTTAGCGTTAGCCACTACCGCCCCTGCCAATGCGCTTGTGCCCGCTTCGACCGTTCCGCGCGCGATCCGGAGCGTAGCCGCGAACTCAGCCTGGATATAGATCTCGAGTAGCCGGCTGCCCCTCCTCAACGTGAGGTCTACAAAGGTCCGTCCAGTCGTCTGGGATTTAGTTAGCCGGATTGTGGCGGACTCATATCTGTTGTCAATTATCGTGCAATACGTAAACGGAGACAGCCCGACTCCGCCTGCGAGCAGGTTCCAGACCTTAGGCTTCCAGGCGCCCCCGGTCCAGGCAGACACTTCGAGCGCCGTTCCGGGACGAACTCGAACCAGGCCGTTCGACAGCTCCCAGCTCGTAGGGCTGCACATGAACGCGATACCGGAGCGTTCGGTGCTGTTCGAGTCGAGGAACCGAACTCGGCCGCCTGCGTAGGCAGACGGGGCTACCGCCCAGCGGGGGCTGACCGTGGATCCTAGGCCTCGGTACAGCTTGACAGCCCCGTCTACCGCTGTGCGGGTGAGGACCGAGGAGACTGTGGCGTTTGACCAATAAGAGTCGTGTCCGATCGCAGGAGCATGGGTGCGCTCCCCGACAACCGAGAAGGCATTCACTCGGGTAATCGATCCGCTGAGCCGAGATTCGATGTCTACTTCGGACACCGTGCCGAGACGGATGAGAGTGCAAGTCCAGCGGAAAACTCGAATAGCTCCGCCATTCCAATCTTCGATTGTTCCAGAAGCAGTCTCAACCTGGTAAAAACCGTCAAGATATGTTTTGTCGGTGAAGAGGACAGGGACCATCTTCCCGTCCATAGAGAGGAAGTCTTCGCGACGAGCAACAACTTGGGCTGGGGTGAGACGAGGGACTGACTCCTGTCCGCTTAGAGTCATGACCCGGTTGTCGCCGTTCTCGGCAACAGACAGGTCCTCCCGCATCACCATGCGTCCTATCGAGACTGTTGGCCTAGACATAGTCCCTGTCCACCCCTCTAATCCCATCCTTGATGCCTACCATGGCCCTGCGCCAGGCGACCGGGTCTGTCGGATCGAGGTTTCCCGCGACCTGCACCGTGAGATGTCCGATGCTGATCGAGGCGGCCCCTGCACTTGTCGCGACACCCGCGCCGGGGTCGGGCGGCCGACGTGCCGAGCTGCCGAGTCCGACCGGTTCTTGCGTCGCCCCGGTCATCGCGAACACCATGCCGCTGGGGGACGTCAGGTCGAGTCCAGGGATCGGTACGGCGGCAGCGCTCGCCATGCTGAGTGCTGCCTTCTCGACATTCGAGCGCATCCCTTCGAGGCCCTTCACGAAGCCCTCGCCCAGCATCTCGCCAGCGAACTGCATGAGCTTAGACGGGGAGCTGATGCCGAAGAAGTTCTTAACTGCGTTCCAGGCGTTCTGGGCCAGCCTCTTCAATTCCTGGCCAATCTTGCTGCCAATGCTGCCGATCCCGCGCAAGATCCCATTAATGATGTCCTTACCAAGATTGACCATCATGCCTGGGAGCGACTTGATAAAGTTTCCAATCTTTCCAGGCAACCCCTGGAACAATTGGCCAACCTTGCCGAGTCCATTTGAGATGAAGTTTCCGATGTTATTCATCATGCCCGAGATCTTGTCGCCAATCCAATTCCAGGCATTTTCCACACCGCCCTTAATCAGGTCGTGGGTAGTAGAGAAGAAGTTTGCCACCATTTCAAGGCCACCGGAAATGAAGTCCCATGTCCGTTGCAACGGTTCGATAATGGCGCGCTCGATAGCGCTCCACACCGTCTCAGCGACGCTCTTGATACCTTCCCACAATGCCTTAAGCTTTGGGGCGATAGAGTCCCAGTTCTGGATAATCAGGATTATCAAAGCGGCGATAAGGCTGGCGATAAGAACGAACGGGTTGGCCTTCATCACAGTGTTCAGAGCGGCCCATGCGGTTTTGGCGAGGTTGATTGCTGTGTTCATCGCGTAGATGCTGCCGATGAACGGGCCGAGGAATGGGGCTAGCCAACCGAGGAGATCTGCCACAGGCTGCAAGGCCGCCCCGAATACCTGGAAAGCCCCGGCAAGCAATCCCCCTGCGACGTCCGCTACTCCTACGATAAGCGGTTCGAGCGCAACCAACAGGTCTGAAGCGACTTTCAGGAAGGAGAGGAATACCTTTCCAGTAGCTCCGCCGATCGCTCGGAGGATGTTGCCGAGTGCGGCAAGGGCATCTTGGCCTTCGACAGACTTGAGGAAATCGGCGACCTTCCCGGTTAGCTGCGTAAAGGTGCCTAGGGCTCCTCCCGCATCCCGGCTTAGGCCTGTGAAGATTGAGGAGATGATAGACCCGAGGTTCTTAAGAAGCTCCCAGAGCGACTTAGCTGCGTCAATGCCGCCCTGCATCCATTCCTTTAGTTTCCCGCTCTCTCGGGCGGCAGCAATGAATTCCCGGAAACGAGAAGCGGCATTCGATGCCCCAGTTGCCAGGTCGGGAAGGAAGTCGCTCCCGACAGCCGCGATGTCGAGGAACGCGGCAAGCAGGTCTCGAACTACCGTCCGCAAGTTGCCGACAGCCAGCCCAGTGTTGTCGAAGATCTGTCGAACGTTCCCGATCGCATCTGCCGACTTGAGGAATCCGACAGCCTCTTTAACCATCCCGTTCAGGCCATCGGCAATCCCTCCAGCTCCCTCTTGCAGAAGCGGGAAGTAGATTTCCGCGAGCGGCTTGATTTCCTTAGCGAGACCAGCGAACAGCCGATCCTGAATCGCGAACTTGACCTGCTTCCAGGCTCCAGCCTGATCGAGGATCGCGCCAACAAACTCGCGGGCAACCGGTGAGATGTTCTTCATAGCTTCACTTACCTGCGAGGCAGCACCCGCACCCGCGCTCCCGGCGTCCGCGTAGGCGTTCTCGAGAGTCTGCTGGGCGTCTACGATCCCCTGGACCGCGTCGCGGATGTCTCGGCCCGCTTGCACCTGTTGCAGGCGAGCGGACTCGCCAGCGTCCGCGAGAGACTGCTGGGCGTCGGCAACGCTCTGATTTGCGTCCCGCACATCGTCTTGTGCGGAGACAACAGCTGCCGAGCCGGCAACCCCCTTCGCAGCCGCCTCCGCAGCATCATTCCCAAGTCGCTGATTTTCGAGCCGAGTTTCCTCGAGCGCGAGCTTCTGCTTCTCGAGATTCAGGATCGCCTGTGCTCGATCGTTCGCAGTCGCGGTCGGATCGGCGAGAACCTTATTCAGGTCCTCCTGCGCCCGAGCGACATCCAGGATCGCCTGGCGTTCGTCGAGCGCTCCCCCGGTAAGCGCGAGGCGCATATCTTCGAGTTGCCGAGTAGCGTCTTGCCGAGCCTTAGTCAGATTGGCCTGTGCCCGCTGAGCATCTCGTTGGGCATTGACGAGATCTCGCTCTGCCGACAGGATCGCCCGAGCGGCCTGGATCGCGCCCCGGGCAGAGTCCTCGCGGACCTGCTGCAAGTTCTCGTAGGCAGCGGCAAGGCTCCGCTGGGCCGACTCGATCGCCTGGGCAGCCGACCGCTGAGCCTTCGCACTGCTCGCCGCGCCCGTGCCGGCCGACTTCGCATCGGCCCCGGCAGCCTTAAAGACAGCTCCGATCCCGCTCATGCCGATGGCTAGGGTGCCCGCTACGGCTCCGAGAGCAGCCAGCGCACCTGCTGCCACCCCTGCGAGCCCTGCGAGCGCTACGAGCGACACTCCGAGCCCTGCGATATGCGGCGCAGCGATAGCCAAACCACCGACCATAATCTTCAGCCGGTTACTGAAGAGATTCAGGCCGCTCGCGGCCGACTTAGTATTCTTGTCAATGTTCTTCAGGCGACTGGAAGTCTGATCCAGGCCGCTTGAATCGGCATTGATATCAGACGGAGGAGCAGGAGTGTTCGCGAGCTTCTGTCGGGCAATCTGTAGCGCGCGGGTAGACGAGGCGAGTCGTTCCGATGCGGAAGCGGACTGGGTCTGTGCTCGCTGCAGCGCCTTCTCTGCGTTCGTAATGTCCTTCGCCGCCGCGCCCGACTTCGCGCGGACAGCGGCAAGCGATTCCTCGGCTGCCTGGATCCGGGCCTTTGCCGAGGTTTCCGCTGCAGTATGGCGAGTTACGTCGGTCGTGAGCTGCTTGACTGCGCGCGAGATGTTGTCGTACGCGGCCTGCATTTGCTCCGCTGCACCTTGCACCTGATCGCCAGATACAGCGGAGTCCTGCCCGACCTTCTTTATGTCCTGCTGAGCTTCCTTGACTCGCTTACCATCGTAATCAATACGAATGGTACCATGCGCCCTGCCAAGGTTGTAGTCTGCGATCGGACTCACCTACCCCTTTAGCTTGAGCATGGGATCTCGGTAGCGCTTCTTTTCCTTAGTCCCAAGCCAGCGATTTAACGTCTCCTGGATCTTCTGGTTCCGCATAGCCGCACTAAGCGGCTTCTTTCTCTTCCCCTGCTCGGTTGCCTTTTCCAATGCTTCGTCAAGCTGGGTTCCGAAATGCATAACCGCTCGGTCCAGGTGGTAAGCCGCTACCTTGTCTGGAAGACCGAGGAGATCAGAGGGGCGGCTCTGATACGCTTTCGCTAGATTCCACATCTCCCACAGGTTCCCCGGATTCCTCACGAAATTTTTCGAGGTCCCCGCTGTTCCCGAGTGCGTAGTTGAAGATGAACATTTTGTCGGTGAAGTTAATCGAGTCGGTGTACACCCGACCGTCAACCTTCCGAGCCTCGTCGATCTTTCCGTTCGCATCGCGCGGCGGCGCGAAAAGAGGCGGCTTAAGAACGGTGTAGGCGACCACGATCTCTACGACCTGGCCGAATTCCTTCATGTGCTCGGGCTGATCGAGCAGAGTTTGCATCGCCTTCTGCCCAGTCTCGGCAACGACCTTCGCTCCGGGCGTAGCGTTCGGAACGAGATCTTCCGAGACGATGCTCGTCAGGAAATCGACTTTGTTGAGAAGTCCCTCAGCGAGCAGGTCGACCATATCGACCTTGCGCACAAGGCAAACCTGCCCAGACGGACAGGTCAGGTCCTCGCCCGAGTTCCCCCAGGATGTAGCAGCGTACTTGTCTTCGCTGGACGGCATCTCCGTGCTCTCCTAAATTCCAGTTGTTATAGCTGTTGGGCTTATGCGGTTGTCTGGCCTGCGACGTCCACAGCCCAATCGGAAGGGCCATTTGCCGAAGTCACGGCGCGCACGCGGAACTGGTACAATGTTGCCGTAACCAGGCCCGTGACCGTTGCGGTAGTTGTCGTCGGAGCCGGGGAAGCCCCCTTGACAGAATCTGTCCACTCACTAAAGGCAGTACGATGCTGGATAAAGTACTCGTCGGCCGTCGGCACCACACTCGTGGCAGCCACCCAGGACAAGTTAACCATCGTCGCTGCTGTCGGAGTTCCAGTTGTCGACGTAAGGGTCGAAGGGGCACCCTGCAACGTCGGGTTGGCTGTGACCGGTGTGGTTACGATCGCTGTCGCAGTCTCATTGATGACTAGATCGTAAAGGAGATCGAACGCCTCGTCCAGCATCGGGAGGCCCTGGCCCGATGCGGAGGTGATGAAGAACTCGCCATCCGCGAACTGGCCCTCTACCGTGTCGTTCGCGCGAGCCCGGTAGATAACCGCGTGCACGTCGCCACCGCTGTCGGAGATCGCGCGCCCCTCGGCCCGGAAATACGGGCGAGCATCGGTCGCCCGCTTGCGGAGCGTCCATTTGCGGTTCGGGGTGACCCCGGAGAGAGACACCGTTCCGCCGGTCAGGATCTCCCAGGCACGGAAGTCGATGCCTCCAGCCTCCAGTTCCCACTCGACAAGGGCGCCCTGGCCGCGAATCGCGATCACCCGATCGTCACCACGCAGTTCGGTGTACTCCTCCGCTTCGGAGAACGAGAGCGTCTGCATGTTCGGGAGGTCGATCGAGGTGGTAGCGAGGATACTTCCGCTCGCGTCGGTGTACCTGGTGAGCTTGACGTCTCGCATGCCATACGGCAACGAGGTCATCGGTGCTGTCATTGCATTCCCCTATCTGGATTTTTATAGAATTTGTCTTCAGTTGTTTGGCCCGTTGACAAATCAAATAGGTGCAATACAACTACACCTCTTCCTGCCCCACATCTTCGATCTGGACACTTGACTTCCAGGATTCCTTTTCCGGGTCCTATTAGGATTCCATGAAGCCTGAAACTGGGGCAGCGAAGCTCTATTCGACCTACTCGGATCGGGTGATGCGAAACTCGCCTGTCCCCGCCAGAACCGCCAGGGCCTGCTCGTTGAAGTCCGAGATCGAAAGGACCTTGCCGGTCGACTCCGTCCATACCGATCCCTCCTGATCAGGCACACCAGCCTGCTCCCACTCCTCCTTCGAGATCCGACGATCAGCGAAGACTCCCAGGTACAGCACGGAGTTCGCCTCGGGAACCTCCTCGGGCTCCGCGACGAGATCAGCAGCTTCGCCGATCGAATCTTCGTCGATCGTCACCCTGTCCTCTTCGGACGGAGTCTCGTTAGAGACCGGCTCATTCCGATTCCTAGCCACGTTTCCTCCAGCTAATCGAGATTCCTTACGGCACAGCGGTACGTCGAATACCTAGTCAATGTATTGTACCCGTCATCGAAGAGATCGCCCGAATCTCCGTCCCAGGTAGGAGCGGTTAGCCGCCAGCCGTCCGCGCCGTCACGATGCTCGACAGATTGCATCAGCTCTTTGGTGCGCAGCATAAGTAAGTCAAGCTTCCCATAATCCTGCTCTTTCTCTTTCGGAACATGGAACCAGATTGCCACTCGGCTAGGTCCGACGCCCGGGAAGGACTTCCCGACCTCCTCGAATCGAACGACAAGGAACATCCGAGTCCTATCAGGACTATCTGTCGCGTTCGAGGCGTAAATAACTGTCTCGTCAATATCAAGCATGTTCATCTGGCTATCTGTTCCGAGTAGACTCGCGATAGCCGCCCGTGCGCTCATGACTCATCCCCTCGGCAAGTTCTTCATGATCTTCGAAATGAGGACTTTTAGCTCGGCAATGGCGACTGGGATCGTTGGCCGGACGATCGCATAGCGCCCGGAGAACCGAACTTCGAGCCAGATCCCATAAGACATCCCGTGCGACAGCACCATCTCATGAACCGTGCCTTCGTGCTTCGTAGCGGTGAAGAGGCTGTTCCGGGCGTTGCCGGTTCGGTCGGTCCATCGGGCATTAGTCTTCATTGAAATCTCGCTTCGAGTTGCCTGGTAATCCATAGCGGCGGCAACCCCCTTGTTCATTCGGTCATTGAACGAGCCGAGTTCCCGGTCAAGTTCCCGGGAGTCCATCCGGAAGCCTCCCCTAGGCATGGTTCGGGCTCCTTCCATACGAGATCACGAGGCCTTTACGCTCGTAGCCGTTGTAAGACACCATATTCTCAATTACGAGTCGTTGCCCATCCTCAGTCTCCCACTCGTCGCCAACCTGCATTGTCGAGTCCCACTCGCCCAGCAACGTGTAGTCGTATCGTCGCTGCACTCCGGAGTCCGACGTCGCGGCGGCCGAGGTCGACGTACGTGGCTCTTCGGTGTGGCTCCTGGGGATGAGACGGAACATCTGTTGCGGCCGAGGCACGCCCTCGTCGAGCGCATAGCCCCCGGAAGGTTGTCGTACCCGCACGTTCGGAATCAAAGCAACGTATATCGGATTGGAAGCAATGAATTCTCGAGTCAGCGCCCGTTGCTGGTTGAGTTCCAAGGCTGGCCCCCTATTCCTAGTCATGACGAATCTCGGCAGGATGATGATTAGCTCACCTGCGAGTTCGAGGTCTACTCCCCCAGACAACAACATTTCCATGCCTGGCATCGCACCCGCGAGGATACCGGATCCAGTACCAACCGCGAGGATCCCTCCGTCCATTGCCGGCAAAGCAGCGGACAACGACCCGCTGGATCGAGCAACGGCATCGAGATCACTAGTAAACCCAGGCATCAAAGCGAAGAAATTATCGGTCGTCTCGACTGTTCCGAGTAGACCAGCCGTCATACTGGGCAGCGAAGCTCCCAGTACGCCCGAACTCGCACCAACCCCATTGAACAGCGCCCCCATAACTGGCATGCTTGCCGACAACGGTCCGCTCGAAGTCCCAACGCCCGTAAGCCCGGAGAGCATCGCAGGCATGTCGGCAACCAGCTGTCCGCTGGTCCGTGCGAGCCCATCCAGGTCTGCCGTGAACTCGGGCAGAGAGGCTCCGACTGCCGCTGTAGCTCGGGCGTTTCCATCCAAGTCGGCCGTAAATGTAGGCATCGCGGCGGCAAGGTTCCCTTGGGCCGTGCTCGTCCCGTTCAACCCAGCGGAGAACTCAGGCATGGTAGCGGCAATGCTGCCGCTGACTGCCGCGGTTCCGTTTAGCCCAGAAGTGAACGCAGGCATGTCGGCGGCAAGTGCCCCTGCTGCAAGAGCGGTTCCGTTCAGGCCGCTGGTAAATGCCGGCATGTCCGTAGTGAGAGTTCCGGTATTCGTGGCCGCTGTTTTCGACAGCACGCGCCGACGCGTGCGGACGTACGCGTAGGTGGTGTCTGCCTGGAACAGCGGCATAGCTACAGCTCCCTAACCCAAAGTGTTCCGGATAGAGTCAGGTCGTCCGCGACAGCAGTCGTGAGACGGACCACAAGCAACGTCGCTTGTGCAGCCTTGATACGCATTACCTCGGGAAGAACAAGCATAAGGCCCGCACGCACATTGAAAGTGTCACGCATCAAAAATGTTTCAGTTCCACCCGTTGAAATTGCCGTGGCCAAAACTTCGGCAGTAAATGAAGCTGCACCATCTGAAGGATCAGTTGCTTGGGGTGTAGCGGCAGTCCCATTAGCGGTTGTCGAAGTTGTTCTCAGAACTGAATATGCAAGCATCTCGTCTTGCGCATCGCCAATCTCACTCTTATTTCCAAGCGAGAGAGCAATTATCTCAACAGGCTTGTCGTCAGCAACAGATATCTCGAATAGATCATAATCTCCAGATGCGGCAGCAATGGTTTGCTCATTAAAGCTGATAGTGTAAACGCCTCGTGCCATTTCATCCTCACATTTGGAGTAGGGCGCCTAGGCGCATTTGCTTGTCGCGCTTGAGCGCGTCAGAGGTGACGAGCCCTAAGGGTGGATCAGTTTCGGCGGAGAGGGCGGTCGAGCCTGCCGTGAGATTCCTCGCGTTGCCCGAGCTGTCTGTCAGGCCTGCACTCGCGAACCTCCAGTCAGCCCAAAGGTTCGTAGCTCGAACCGGAACCGCCGACTGACTTTCTAAAGCTATCTCAGCATCGGACAGAACTGCGGTCCAAATCCTCTCGTAGGCGAGCGCACCCAACAGCCATTCTGTCCCGTCCGCTGCAGACCTCGAGAACCAAGTCAGACGATCGGCTGTACCGCTTGCGGCAACCGTTCCGGTTACCTTCGACAAGGTCCCAGGAACAGTTCCGTACAACAATTGGGCAGCTCCAGCGTTGAGTGTGGCAGCGATATACACCCAGGTTGCTAACGCTTGTTCTGGTGCGACAATACCTGTCGTATTCAGGGGCGAATAGACACTCGGAGTTCGGCCATTCGTTCCCTTAAATCCCACAATCCAACTAGATACATCGCCGCTGTTAATCGACAACCGAATAATCGGGTTGAAGCTCCCGACGCCGGCCGAATCAATCCTCGCCCAACCACCAATAGTCAATGCCGTAAGTGTGGGGGCAGAACCCAAACTTACCCGGTCAGTTGCAGCATCCGACCGTGCGGCCATTAGATCCCCAAAGGCATCGTAATCGTGCCGCCCGTAATCGAAAGGGCGAGATCAACTGAAATCGTCGTGGTGTTGAGTTCGAGATTCCCGCCCCCTGAAGTAGCGCTCACAGTCCCGTCGAAGACAGGCGCGCCTGTACTGTCAGCCCCTCGGAACCAAGCAGCCGTTCCTGCGGCTACTCCGACAGTGTTAAGCGTAGGACTCGCATCAATCGTCTTTACTCCTACAGAGGAAGCACCGAAAGCTGGGTCAGCAAGCGTGAACGTCGCGAGAAGCGTTACGGCGCCGATAGCCGTATCTGGGTTAGTCGGCTGAGACCCGGTATAAACCTTGATAGTGCCAGGTCCACCCCCGAGGTCAAGACGATCTATGGCAGCATCAGCTGCGGCATTACGGGAAGCAACCGCAAGTCGGAATCCCATAACCACTCCTTCTATTTGGCAAGATAGTTTGCGTCAGGAAGAATAGCTATCGTACATATCCCACTTTGGGAAATCATATATGTGTTTGCACCAGGAACAACACAAGCAGCCTCGCCAGGATACAAAGGAAATCCATTACTTGTGTTAGTAGTGCTAGGTCCAATGTAAATAGGAGCTGCACCAAGATTTCGGATCAAGGTGGGGACTGCATCCAAACCAGAAAGAGTATTGGATAATGTAGTAGTAACGTTAGCTTGCATATCACACTCTCCTAATCGGACGGCTGAACGAAGTTGCGCCAGGTTGGTTGTCAGGGTTCTCTGCTTCGGACGCACCCTTGTAGTACGCGGCGAGTGCCTTAGCGTTTTCGAAGATCTGGGAGAGCTTTCGGGAGCTGCCCGATTCGGAGACATCGGCCATCGTCGAAGATCTGCTCATTCGGTATTCCCAATACTTACGAGCGATCTCGTTTGGCGTATCTCCGGCATCCAATGCCGCGCCGATTTTCTCTTCTGTCCATCCTGACTCGGCAGCATCTGGCCCGAGCATGTCCAGGACTTCCTGGATATCTTCCGGGGCGGCCATTATGCCTTCCTTTCGTCGTTAATAGACTACCTCGTTCCCCTTTCCTACTCCCGTTTTCTTACCGGCAAACGAAACGGGGCCGACCGTATGCGCTGGGTTGGTCGGCCCCGTTCCACCCGTGCTGGCGGCAGCGGGTCTTTACTCGTCGTCCTCCTCGAGAAGAGCTTCTTCGAGTCGTTCGGCGAGTTCGTCACGATTCCCGCTCACGGCGAGATTTCGCTTCTTCAGCTCTTCCTTGAACATCGGGACCGTCGCAGTGTCGAACCACGTCTCGGAACCGAACTCCGGGGCCTCGTCCGACCCGCTAGTTCCACCGCTCCCGGCCGGACCGCTCCCGAAGGCCTCCTCGGACGCTCCCGTAGCTCCTGTGCCCCTTACGAGCACGTCGACCTGCTCGATTTCGTGGAACCGACCTCGTACCTCAAGATAGGCCCGATCCTCATCAGAAAGCGGCTTCGTGAGATCGATATTCCTACTCATGGGGTCACCTCCTCGATGGTAACGTGATAATTCTTGCCGATTTCAAAAAGAGGCATTTCTGGCTCATCATTGTTATAGCCAATGCTGAAATTAGCGGAAACAGCATGATCCATATAATTACCAGGAATAGAAATACGACGTTTTCCGCTGAGTTGGACAACCGCGTGATGATCCGTAGTGGGGAGTGGGTCATCTTGAGTTGCCGAGGACTCCAGGTGATCACATCGCATTTGAAATTCCATCAGCCGTTGCCACCACCCCGCGCGTACTGGGCCGGAACAGTGTATGTGGTGTCGCCTGCAACCGTGATCTTCGCGACTACCGCGCCTGCACGCTGGCGAACACCAGTGCCGAAGGAACGCGAGTAGAACGACTCGACCAGCGGGTAACCCTGCTGGTTGCCTGGGAGCAACCGCAGGCCTCGGTACGCCGGGTTGGCGTGCTCACGGATACCCACCAGGTTCTGCAGGTTAGCGGATCCACCGGTTGCGAACATCAGCATGTACTTCGTCGGGATGTAGTCCTCTTCGATGATGAGGATTCCCATGTACGAACCGATAACCTGAAGACCGTTCCAGGTCGAGGGAGGGATGTTTCCGATCAGGCCGGTCGCGTTCGGCACGATCAGGGTCGGGCTGTTCGCGGACGGAATGAAGTCGTAGTTCGCGGTAACGCCGTTGGTTGCGACGCCAGCCTTGAACTTCCGAATATCCTTCGCCTCGATCCGGTTCACCATCAAAATGAAAGTGGCACCAGTCTCCGCTCCGTAGCCGTGCTCCGCGATCTTGTCGTACATGTCTTCGAGATCGCCCGAGTCGACGAGTGCAGTCGTCGGGTGCCCGGTGGCCAAATAGTGCGTGTGAGTTCCGTCGAACGTAGTGCCCTTGTACGTAGGCGGCACAGTGCCGTCACCGTTGTACAGCGGGTAAACAGGGACATTGTCACCGCCAATTTCCGCTGTACGTGCCGAGTTGTCGAAAATCGCCTCCATAACGCGACGGAACAGAAGGCGGTTGTCAGCCTCCAGGATCGCGTTGTGGACAGCCTGGACCGCACGGGCATCGTGATCCCGGAGGTACTTCCAGGTGAACCGAGTGGCGATGTCGTAGTCTCGGAAGTCGTATCCAAGCGAGAGGAACGACTGGACGAGACGAACGCCCTTCGGCACGCCGAACTCTGAAGCGTCCTCGAAATCGACCGAACCAACCTGAGGTACGCGCTCAATCAGCGCGGTAACCGGGTAGGTCAGCAGTGAGACGATCGCATTACGCCGATCGTTGAAGATCTCCAGGGTTGCCTGGAATTCGCCCCACAACGCGTTCAGGTCGACGTTGTCACTCGTCTGTGTAACGAGCGCGTCGGCCTGCGTGTGGTAACCGGTCTCAGCACCGACGATCTTGTTGAAGATCCCCAGCTCAGACAGGTTGACGAGTTCCCGACCGGCCGAAGCCTGCCGAGCAATCGGGGCGTTGAGGAACATCGGGTTGACGAGACGAGGCGCGTCCCAGAAGTCCAAAAAGGACTCCTTCGTTGGCCGGTCGATAACCGTTGTGGTGTTCATGAGTCAGCCTGCCAATCCGGAGAGCGAGGCCCGAACGATCAATCGACTCGACTCAACCGTGAAACCCACGAACCGATTGGCGGTTGCCGTATCGGTCAGAATCCCTGTTGCGACAGCGGGATCCGCGAACCAGCGCATGCCCGGGCCGAGAGCAGTACCGCCAACCTCAGCATCCAGGAGATCGGTGATCTCCCCATCTGTCATGACGTCGACAACATCCCCTGCTGCCTGGGGGCTGGTCAGGATCAAAACCCCAGCGAAAATCGGGAAGCTAGCGGTGCTGAACTTCCCCAGCTTGCCGGCCGAGTTGAGTCCCGCTGAGAAGAGCTTTCCAAGGTCCGCGTGCTTGCGGTCTGGCAAAGAGGCGGTGTAGGCGAAGTTCGCGAGCAGAGGTGCTCGGAACCCTCCCGTCATCGGGTCATACTTATCGTAGCGCGACATGGAGGAAATACCTTTCGTCGAGGGCTAGTTCTCGATCATGTGGGCCAGAGTTGGGTACTTCTTCTCCAGGCTCGCACGATCCGAGGTTCGATCTCCTGTACTCCCGTTGCCGACCGCTGCCCCTGTCTTGCCGGTACCCGCGCCGTTTGTAGACGCCTTGCCGTTGCTCTTCGCCTTGTCGTCACTGTCCTTATCGGACTTCGACGCGAGGAAGTGCGGCTTCCGCTTCGCAAGATCTTTGAGTGCGTCTTCAACTCCGGAAATGTCCCCATCTTCGTTGATCTCGATCGCCCTGCGGACGCTTCGATCGTTCAGGACGTCTTCGATATCATTCCAGTCGTACTTCTTGCCACGACTCGATACCTTGATGATTTCTAGCTCGATGATCGCCTCGTTGTGCCGTTCACGAAGACCATCCCGTTCCTTTACGGTGTCTTCCTTCTCGGCAGAGAGACGCTCGATCTCGGGCTTATCGGCCAGCTCGCGGTCCCGCTCCTTCTTCTCGTTCGCTGCCTTCTCGCGCTTGAGAGCGTTCAGCTCTCGTCGCATCAGGGCGAACTCGGAGTTGCGCTGTCCGGACTGCCTACGCTTGCCCGAGTCCTTAGAGGACTTCTTATCTTCGTCCTCTTCGGAATCGTCGCTATCCTCATCGTCCTCGGAACTATCGTTGCCTTCCGCGTTCTCTTCTCCTCCGTCGTCGGCATCGCTCTCGGCGCCGCGCAACGGGTAGATTGGCTGACCTTCGACCACCCCAATGGGGGAAAGGTCCATGAGCCTCTTTCCGCTCACCGACCCAAGAATGAGCGCTCGGCTCATGGTGTTGCCTCCGATTGTTCGGGATACTTCGGCCAACTATACCCGCTAGCTGCCCCAGGTCGCTATCATGCGCGAGCGCGCGGTACCGGTCTCTTCGAGGGCGGCTGAACCGTTATATTCAATTTGGTTATTTCGTCCGATATCCACCTTTCTCCAATCGACAATATCCCTCGCTGCTTGTCAGCTTCGGACCCAGGGGTCGGTACCGTTCCGCCCACTGTTGATCACCTCGACATCCACGTTGCGGACACCTTTATCGTCGATTCCATTATCCGAAATAACACGGAACTTCCAGCCTCGTCCGCCAAGCCCCTCCGCTTCGTAGACCTGGGTGCTCTGCCCCTCTTTCGCCCACTCGCTCAGCTGGAGCATCGGAGCGCCCTTGCGCACCAGGACCCGCATCACCATGCCGTCTTCTGCGAAGGCGTCCGCGACCCGACGATCGGCCGACAGAGACGAGAAGGCATCTTCCTGCCACTCCATACCCGTCAGGTCTCCGTCTACCAAGTCGCCCATAACGTTCCGGGGTGCCTTAATCCCACGCCAGAAAGTCGCGTCTTCTTTCAGGGGCGAGGAATCCAGAATCCGGTCCATCGTCTCGATCTCGTCCCGGTAGAACGCGCCGCTCCCGTCACGCAAGTATTTGTTGTAGTTGACGTATGCGAAGCTCTTGTAGCTCTGGAAGATGCTGCGTTCCTCGAAGGATTCCAGGTCGCTATCCCACAGTGCCCGAGGTACAGCACCTAGTGCGGCTCGCCCCTCCTTTGCCTTTGGCAGCACGGGCGCGACAGGGGCTGGGGTGATATTAATGACGTCGTCATAATCCCCACGAATGAACGAAGCGACGAAATCGTCCTCATCCTGCAACTTCGGCACGATAAAGCAGAAGCAGTTCGGATGCGGCTTGTCTGGCACCTTGTTCTTTGGGAATATCCCATCCCCCAAACCCCAACTATCCTTGCCAGCATACTCGTCGCAGATGTCTTTCCGCGCGTGCGATCCGGACAAATGCCATTCCATAGCCTCTGCCCAGGGCTTGTCCGCGTTCGCCACGATAGCAGCCGTATGGAAGCTGTTGTTCAGCTCTGTCCGTCCTAAGCGGAGGGCGGCATGAGCCACGCCACCCGCCGTGTTCGGCCGGATGCTGCTTCGGACCTCGCGGGCGATCTCTCGAGCGGTAAGGCCGCGTCCGATCGACGTGTTGATAACGCGATCTACCCAGCCTTGAGAAAGCTGCTTCGTCTTGTAGACCTGCTTGCTTAACGCAAGCTGCTCGCTGTTGTACCGCCGCAGCATCAGGTCGACGTTCCGCTCGGTAGTCGCTATCGCACCAGCCCGCAACATGTCGCGTTCGGCGGTCGACAGGCCGGCTTCTCGAAGCAGAGGCTCGACCCAATCGAAAGACGCCTCCCTCGCGGCCTGTGCGGCGTCGGTCCGGCCCGCCTTGACTGTGTCGCCAACATCCGCGAACAGGAGCCCGAGCGTGCCACGTAGCGCCTGCAGCGCACCCGACATCTGGCCGCGTCGGACGACGTTGCCGGGGGAGAGGCGGACGAGATCGGACTCAGCCGCACTCGCTGCCTTGCTCAGCAGCCGCCGAATCTCGAGGTCAGTCCTCTCGACGATCCGGAGCAACGGATGCAACCAGGCCCGCGCTATCTGGGCTGTTCCACGTTCTCTCAATGGGCGGGTCATATTCCATATCCCATTCTATTACTTCGATCGGAGTGATAATCCAGTAGCGCAATCCTTGTGGGGCGTATTCGATGTCCGAAGTAGACGGGGTACGTCTACCGGCCGGATGGCTATGGAATATGCCAACTAGACGTTTACCATATTCCGTATAGACCTGGAGCTGCACCTCGTCAGCAACTTCGAACAGGTTCGGGTCTTCCGCGATATTTGGCACGAAGATAAGTTCCCAAGGGTGCACGACGTAGCCGACGATTTCGCGCGGCGCGTGTTCGAGAGCCGACGCGATGAGCCGATCTCGGAGATCAGCCGGCATGCCTTTCCTCGTCGTCATGCCGGGACCCCCGGAACGGGCACCGCGCCATTGTTTGCTGGTGCTACACCTTGCCCAGCGGCCCCAGTCTCTTCGTTAAGGCGGTCCAGGAAGGGGTCGGCGTTGCGAGCTCGGGCGAGTTCGCGCTCCTGCGAGATAATCGGGTCGGCTGACATCCCATCGAACTCGTAGCCAAGCTTGACGAGGCGGATCCGGCCCTCTTCGATCGAGAGCAGGTTCCCGCCGACGAGGGCCAGGATCTCGTCAATCTGGGCCTTACGGTTCTTCGGCATCGGGTCCCCGACTACCGCGACTGCGGTTGCCGTGCTGCCGTCCGAAATTCCCTCAAATGCCACCATCCAGCTATGCACCAGGTCATAGAAGAACTGGTCATAAGAGCTAATAAGCGTGAGTTCCTTCTCAGCGTTCTTCGCGAGCAACGGCGCCAATTGCAACTGCAACGAGATGCCGGACTCCGCGATTGAGACATCGACCTTTCCAGCGGCGATATCAGGAATCCCCAAACCACCCTGCGTCTCGTCCAGAATGAACTTCATGTGGTCGATCATCGGGGCCACACTGGTAACGCCTTGCAGCCGGTTGAAAGTCGCGTCGGTCGCGACCTCGACAACCTGTGCGGGCCCAATGTCCCAGGGCACTATCTGGCCAGCCTCGTTTACCGGCGGACCGGCGGTGGTCCAGAATACACCGAGCCCCGCCATAGCGAGGGAAAGCTCCTCATCGGAAACCGCCTGGTTTACGGCGGCGAAAACGCGCTCGACCCCAAGCAGCTCGGAATATCCGAACGTCTTTCCAGGGATCCGGTTGTTCGGGATCTCGTAGACCGGCAGCGAGGTAATCGCGGGTGGCAACGGGAACAGGTTCGTAACGGTCCGGATCCGCTTAATGTCCTTCGGCTCCAGATGCCGATCGTCCCAGGCGTTCGGTTCGAACAGCGCCAACTCGGACGTAATCGTTACCGTGCCGCTATCGTCAACTTCCTTGCGGTAGGTCTGTCGACGCGCGACCTTCTTCGACTTGTTCTCGTCCTTCGGGTCGATAATGATATCGACGAGGTGGCAACCGATCCGCTTCTCCGCGTTGTCCTTGTCGAAGATCGGGAAGTAGGTACGCGGGTCCAACTCGTAGATCGACAGCGCCTCGCCTTCGCCAGGTGCCTTCGTCGGGTCGCCAACGATGTGCCAAAGGGCGTCGCCACGAATGAGACTGTAGCGCTTCTGAGTCGCGTACTTCATAAAGAAGTTCTCGCGCTTGAACAGCTTATGGAGGAGTGCGGTAACGCCGACGCGCTCGTCCTCGCTGTCGGTGCCCGTCACGAAGAAACCGAAGTCAACTCCGAGGAAACGGTTGCACGCCTCGATCATCTTACGTGCGGAAGGCAGGTAGATCGGCCGGCTGTCCTGGCCACGCTGCATAATCTTGAAAGTCTGGGGCACTGACCAATAGATGTTCTCGTACAGGTCGTAGCTCTGCAAGCGGAGCTTGTCCTCCGGGTCCACGACATGCGTCGGTGCTTTCGCGGTGTCGAAGAACGGGACTGCGCTCGCATATGGCTCGAAGCTCATGTTTTCTCCTATCCCCTTACGTTCGCGCGGGAAACCCGAGTTGCCTGGGCCTCGACAGCTGGTGTGCCGTCGGCAGCGAAGAACCGACCGAGGGCTTCCGGTGTGTGGTCGTTCTCCTTCATAGGCAATTCTGCACTGTTCTGCTCGTCCCGGGTTTTCGGGTACCGGTAGATCGAGAACTCCCGCACGCAGTTCGGTACCCGCCGCGAGAAGAGCAGGCGCGGTCGGTTGCCCGGGTCGTCGGCGGGGATGTGGCGCAGCATCGGTTTCAGGGCGAGCCGGATCGCATCGAGTCGGTCCTTCAGTTCTCCGCCGGTGCCGCCTGTGTGCTTTACCCCAATAATCTGTTCGAGCTGCCGAGTGTCACCGGGGCTCGCGGGATCCGGGTAGAACGTCCGGAGTCCCGAGGGTGCCAGGCCACGAGCTTTCACTTCAACACCGAACTCAGCAGGCGTCAATCCATTCTGGTAGAACTCATCGAGCACGTTAATCTCGCCCCAGGGGCTCTCCTGGCAAAGCAACCAAACTGAGGGGTTTGTGAAGCCCCAGTCGACGCAACCGAACGTCTTCCAGGCCGGATTGAATTGAAGGTCGCGGACGTGGTATTCCTCGTCGAATGCCTTGAATACCCGGCCGACGAATTCGGTAAAGAGTGCAGCGATTTCCTGGTTGAAGGTTTCCTCTGTCATAGAGAAGAGCCTTGACAAGATCTCGTCGTCAACAGCAAACATCTTCGCGATTACGTCCTGAGCCGGATAGTCCGGCAGCCGCATCAGCTTCTGAATCGCTAACACATCAGCGGTCTTCGTTTTCGTCTTGTAGACGTACGGGTTTGCCCAAGCGGGGAATCTCCAGCTCGCCCAGTCCCGGTTGCGCGGGTCCTTTGCCGCCGCGTAGACGTCGTAGAACCAGTTCCGCCCCTCGGGCGTAGAGGTAAGCAGCGCCCAACCGTTGAAGTCCGCGAGTGTGGGCTGGAGGTACTTTGTCCAGACGTTCTGCTTGAGCTTCGCTGCCTCGGCGAGAATCACGCCGGACAAGCCCTCGCCCACCAGAGTCCCCGGATACTTCGCGCTCTTGCCGTGCACCTGGAACAACCCACTCAAGCAGGAGAGGTCGAGTTCGCCATTCTCCGGGTTGTAGTAAGTACCAGGCCGGTCGAATGGAACGCCTAGCCGCTTAAGGCTGTTGTAGATAACCCGGAATTCCTTTTCGGCGTCCGAATTGCCAGTAAAGAAGACGCTGCCTCTGCGTCGAGCAAGCCAAGTCCCATGAGGTGTTGTCGGGCACCAGACAATTCCAGAATGCTTCTTCCGCACTGCATTCTTCGCGATCGTTCCAGCCTGGATATTCGAGCGCACGTAGATGCTCAAAACATACCAAGGGCCATATTCATTCTCGCTCTCGAACTTCTGGGTGCGGATGCCGGCAATCTGGCATGCCATTTGCAGCCTATCAATTCGGGCCTCTACCTTCTGGCCGATCTCAACATCCTCGCCCCATTCCCAAGTGCTGTTCGCATCAGCCAGAATGCTCACCTTGATAAACAATTCCAGCTGGGCCTGGGTAAGCGATGCGATGAACTCTGGTGTGACGATCTTGTCGCTGCCTCGACACACTGACACGATCTCAGCAGCGGCAATACCGTTGAGCGCGACACCCTTTTGTCGCTCGTTCGCCCCCTTGCGTTCGAGCGTGCGCCACATCGCCTTAGTAGCCACGACGCTACCGGTTCGCATATGAACACTCGCGGGCCCGAGCATCGCCGTACAGGCCGCTCGGATACGGTCGAAGTTCACCCCTTCATTTTGGGCGATAGCGATGCCTTTGCCCCAAGCCTGTCCTTCGGTCCAGTACCAAGCCACCAATTCAACTAGGGCGTCCTCGTACTTCGCCTGCGTCGGCAGGTTGACGACAGGTGCCGCACAGGAGATCATGCCGTTCTGGGCCCTTCCTAAATCTTCGGTAATATCAAACTGATACCAAACCCGTTCTTGCCCTGGCCGTGCATTGGGATTTCTGAACTTCCCGCTAGTTTGCGTCTTGTAGTAAGTACCTGGCTTTCCATGCTTCACAAGCCAGCGGTGCTCGCCCGTTGTCACACTGCTGTGGCCTCGGAATTCCGACTCATAAACGTACCTATGGTTGGAATGAAATACATTCACCCCGTCCATCTGCTGCCAGGCAGCTAAGCCGGTCTCTGGATTCTGAGTAAGGACGATCTCGTCCCCGTCGAGTTGCCCTTGCGTCCTCCATCCGTCAATCGTGAGAATCTCAGTCTCAACATCAGCACAATATTCAGGCCCGCAAATCCAGAACTCCCGCCGCTTGCCCGCATCCGCCAATTCATTCTGTTGCCCATGGGTAAGAAAGAACTCAGGAATCAGCTCATGCCCGCCAATATCGGACTTACCGAAACGCCGCCCAGCGGATACCGCGCGGTACCGAGCGGTGCTCGAGACAACCTCTTCCTGCGCGGTATGCGGCCGCCAGTCGACCTCCGGGCTATCCAGGATATCCCATTTTGACAAAACCCTTGCTGTTGTCACGGCTTGTTCCTGTGGAATCGAACGAGCTGACGAACCGTGTCAGCCACCAAGTAGATCCCAGCGGCGAGGCAAACCGTGAAGAGCGCCCACTCGCCGAAATCAATAGGCCAGTTCACGAGTCGTCCCTTTCGCCAGGATCAACCTTCATGTCGGAGACCGACATTCGAACCTCGTTCTCCATGTCGACCGCGAGCCCGAGAGCTTCCATGCTGTTCAGGCCGTCATTCCGAAAGGCCCAATAGCACTCTCCCTCCGCATCGAGCACCTTCAGATACGAGATGTGCCCGACGACAACATGCCCGTCTGGGATACCATTAATCTCCATATTCATAAGATAGTCTCCTTCGAGCTTCGCTTCGCGTAGTAGAAGAGCAGGCAATCGTACGAACAGAAGAGCAACTCCTCAACCTTCGTCGCGCCTTGCTCCTGTGTTCGCACCCAGCCCACGGGCAACTCGGGCCCACGCTGCCAAGTGTCACATTCCGGTCCATCGCACATCGGTGCTGCCGCCATAGCCGAACTTCCGTTCTCAAAGTTGTCCTAATAGGACAATCCCCCGGCACCGGTACCAGGATGCCAGGGGAGCCCTACTCGTTTCGTGCCCTGCTTAAACCGAGCCGCCCGTGATCTCGCCGCCACCCGAGACCTTCGTTCCCGCGTTCTCGCCCGGAACCGTATCGCGCTGCACCTGTACGCCCGGAGGCTTGCGTCGCCCCTCGGTCGCCTTGTTGTGCACGCCGAGAACGCGAGCTGCCTCAACCTCCGAAGAGGACATCGCATTGCGAGGGATTGGCTGTGTTGCCGGCATTGCCTACTCCTTCGTGTTGGAGGGGCTGCAATTCCGACTTCGCCGAATGCAGCCCCGTGCGCTCGAGTGTACGCGCACGGGAAATTCCTAGGAATTCACAAGAACTCCAGACTTGCCAAATGCAGATCTGAGGAGTAGGCTGGTGCTACACCAACTGAACAGCGGGAGCGGACATGAGCGAC